TTAAAGCCCAAGCCGGGAATTCAACATAGAAACCTGGTCGCCGTTCATCTCTTCTATCCATGTACTATAAACGTCGTACACCATTTGCGCGTTTTCATGCCCCATCTGATTGGCTATAAAAGACGGGTTTGCGCCAGCCGTCAGGAGCCAGCAGGCAAAAGTATGCCGCGTATGGTACGGATTCCTGCGGCGAATGCCAGCGCGTTTTACTGCAGCTTCCCATCTGCTGCCTATGCTGCTGTGCGAGTAGCAGGGTTTTTGCTCGCCTTTCCGTCTCCGCGGCATGAAAACAAATCGCAAATTCTGTTCCTCGCTTGAGCCGTATTCCCTGTGGTGAAACGTGATAGTGGATACCGGATGTCCAGCTGTCAGTTCATGCTGCGCTTTCAGCGCGTCCAGGGCAGGGCCGAGCAATTGTATCGTCCGGTTTCCTGCCGCTGTTTTTGGTGGGCCGAACATGCCGTTTGCTGTCAGATTCCGGCAAACGTGTATCACGCCCTTATCCAGATCGACATCTTCCCATGCCAGAGCCGCCAGCTCACCATGCCGCACACCAGAATAGACGGCGAATTTCCACATGTTCTGGCTTTGGCCTCGTTCACTTGCCATGAGGGCTGCAAATTCCTCTCTTGTAAGTGGGTCAGGCTTAACCCTTGTTTTACGCAGGCTTTTTACGCTCTCAAATGGTTTATGTTGGATAAAACCCGACATGTACGCAAAATTCAGAATTGAGCACAGTAAAGAAACATAATTGTTGACAGTCGAAACTGTTCTGCCTTTTTTATTTTTACGCTTGTTTTTTGAATAGAAGGTTTCGCCTGTTAGCAATTCGTTTCTACAATTAAGAACGTCACTATATCCAATAGCAGTGAGCATAGTGTTTCCGTTCATGATTTTTATTATTGTATCAATCTGGGATTTTGTTTTCTTTAGAGTATTGGCGCTGATTTCAGTTTCTTTAATTTTAAGCCATAGTTCACACAGTTCATGAAATGTGCTCACATGTAACGTGGTGTTAATCGCTACTGCCTTTTTGGATGAGGGGAATCGACGCCCGTAATCAAATTCCCCCATGTTTATTTCGCTGGTAATTATCGCTCTTAAATTACCAGCTTTTTTTATGTTTGCGGGGCTTACAACCCACCCCTTTAACACTTCGCGGCAGCGCTTACCTTTATACATAAACCAGACGCATATTCTGTTACCACGAATCTCCACGCCTGTAGGTAGTGTTGCCATTTACGAATCCCGGATAAATTTATTAATTTCCGGATAGTTGTACCAGGTAGTCCCGCGCAAAGTTTTTTCGCCAGAAGGGGAAACTCTTTTGAAGTGAACGCCTTCTATCCAGGCTCCTTGCCGGTAACTTTCAATCTGCCGGGCTCCAAGGCCAGTTCGTGCCATCAGAGCCTTTTCAACCATCCACTCTTCATTAAAAATGATCTGCGCCATATAAACCTCTCTGGCGACATGCCGAGTATAAGCATGCGCGCCGTAGTGGATTGATAATTTGTTATCAGGCGACCTGCCCGGGGAGGGCTCTCAACCGGCGCATGCCGGTCATAGCCGTGGCCACGTAACTTGCTTTACGGTTCACCACCTCCACCCAGACCTTTACTCCTTCAATCTGCACCGTATACGTCTCTTTCATCTGGCTGCGTCCATAATCGCCGTAACGTTCTACGTGCTTAGCCAGCGCCGCATCGCACGCCTGGCGGCCCAGAGGGGAGTGTTTGCTCCGATTAATCAATCGCATATACATTCCTTAATCGGGAGAGTTTCCCCTCCCAATCTGGTTAGCCCACGTATTCCGGTTTCATGTCGTCCAGGGTGATGCGGAACTGGTCATACAGTTCATCACTGAGGTTGCGTTTCGCGCCGTTGAGAATGCCTTCTGCTTTAGCGAACAGTTCGACGGCTTCCGGTTCTCCGGGATTAGGTAGAGAGTTGATCGCGGCCTCAACTTTGTTTCGGGCGTCTACCATGAAATAACGCTGCACGGCTTTACCTTTCAGCTCGGTGAAAAGAACAGTGCCCAACACAGCTTTCTCTTTATCCAGATCCGCCCTGATGGCTTTTGCTGCATCGACCGATTCGGCGCGCTCAATGCGGTCACGGAAATCATCTGCCAGGGAATCAATATTGAGAGCTGAATCCTGTGCGCTGGTGGTGATGTCTGTTCCGCTGGTGATCTCTGCCACAGACATTCTTTGCGCCGGCGCCGGGTTTATTTCTCGCTCGGTCCTTTGTTCAACTTCATCCGGGCTGTAAACACCCAGGATGACCTCCGGGCAATACAGTCGCGCCCAGTATTTGACGCCCAGATAAGCGATTTGCTGTTTCGGGTTAGAAACCCACAAAGGAGAATTACGTGTGACGACTCCAGAGAGATAAAGCGGCTCCCCCCAGGTGATTTCTGATTCACCGCGCAGAATCGCGCCGACCTGGACGAATAACCCGATTTCGTCCTCATCTGTCCAGCCTCGTACACGCTCGGTGACATTGTATTTCCCGTTTTTGCCGTGCTTTTCCCGGGAGACCTCTTGAGTCCTGGTGCAGCGCTCCCAGTCGCCGCCGTAACGATAGTGAAAGCGGCCATGAATGGCGCTTGAGCTGGCGATTACCGCATTGACTAACTGGGCTTCATACCCAAGCACACCGTTTACCAGATGCGTTTTTTGCGCTACTGCGTAGGGATTCATGCCCCATTGCATCGCCTGCATAACGATCGCCATGCAATCGGCTGGTTTACCCGCGAGGTGTGCTGGTACCGTCACCTGAGAATCTGCCATCAGGTTTGCAAATGCCGTTAGCTGGCCGAGCGCCTGCACGTTGAAGATGGCGTTACTGGCAGAAATGGTATTTGGAGCCTGTTGCTCAGTGGTAACAATATTGGTGTTTTCCATCGTCATATCCCCTTATGCCTGTACGCGCAGCGCTTCGAGACGGCGCACATCAAAATCGTTGAGTTCTTCGGCGTAATCCTCAGTGATTGGCGCCGGCCATTCGCCAGTGTCGAAACCGTTCGCGATCGCGCGCATAGCTTTGCGGTATTCCAGCATGCCGAGTTCCAGCAGTTCTTCGGATGCCTCGATGATGGCGATCCAGTGGTAGTTCTCGTCTTTGTTGACGAATATCCAGAAGAACTGGTCAAGGGCTGCGGTTTCGCAGTACATAGCCGCGCTCAGGTGGTAATCGCGCTCGATGATTTCCCGGTGCAGTTTCGCGCGTAGTCCTTCCTGCTTGATGTTCCACATGCTGATGGTTTTCAGGTCCGCACCGATGCGCAGGCCGCCCATGTCTATCTCAAGGTCAGGGCGCACGCGAACTTCCAGCCCGGTTTCCTCATCAATGCCGAAATAACTCACCTCGACGGCACGGCTCGGGTGCGTCAACAACTTGCCAGCGGTCGGGTGATTCAACAGTGCTTTCTGAATGGCCAGTGCCGTAGCCAGCTGCTGACGGGTAACCAGCACTTTTCCTTCCGGGTTCTCGCGCCATGCATCCAGCAGCTCATCGGCAAATACGGCAACCGGTTTAACCGATTTCACGGCCTGAATCAGATCCGCCTTAGTACCTGAAACTTTCAGCGGCTGCGCCTTCTGTGCTTCCTGAGCAACCATGTCAGGATTAATAAGCGCCAGCTGTTCCAGTAAGGCATCGCGGCTGCCGCTGGTTTTCACCTGGGCGGGCAGAGTAGCGTTGTATTCCTTGATGCATGCCTTCATTGCGGTAGCGGTTTGCTTTTGACCGTCTTCAATGCGCTGGAACTCAGCAGGCAAAGACATATAACCCTGGCCGGTTTCTTCAACTGATGTACCCAAAGGAACCTGGGCGGGCAGGGTCGCGTTGTATTCCTCCAGGAATCTCTTGATGTCATCTGCGCTGAGCAAAACCGGAAGCCCGTTGTTGTATTCGTCGATAAACGCGCGGATCGTCGCAGTCGTGGTGAAAGCGCCTTCCGGGATTTCCGGCTCGATGCTGAATTCTTTTTCCAGCTGATCAGGCTGCAGCGCCAGTGCATGCACCAGATTTCCCATATCCAGAACAGGGGAGCGTACCTTCTGGATGGTTTTGGATACGTGGCGCGCCTCGAAATACATCAGCGAAACCCGCGCATCTTTAACCATCGTGGAGCTGATACCGTTAGCGGCGTGGTAGACCTCATTTGGCACGCCTTCATATCGACCAGGCTCGAAATACTCCGGCCATGCTGGCGCTGCTTGTTCAGCCTCTTCCTCTTCATCGCTATGAGCACTCTCGGAAACCTGGCTTTTCAGCACTTCGGCGGTAAGATCCGGGCAGCGTTCAGCCAGTATTTCTCTCATGTTCACGGCAGTTGTTTGCGCAGGAGGTTCATCAGCGCCTTCGCCTGCTGATACCGCATTATCATTTTCGTCTTCGACCGGCTGAGCCGTTTCCATCTGCACATTGCTGGTGGTTTCCCCGGAATTAGCTGGATGTAATTTTTCTTCTGCAGCGCGCTGGCGCGCCTGGTCCACGATAGAAAGTGCTGGTGCTGGTGATGTCTGGCTATCCATCAGACCATCAATCGAAAAAACACCATTGCCCATGTTTGAAACTTCAAGCTGTTTGGGCTTGGTCAGGTCTTCGGTTATCCACTTCGGATCCGTGGGGTCACTGATACCTTCGACATATTCGCCACGTTCGGCGGCCAGAACCTGATTAGCGTCAGGTCGTTTCTTTTGAGCTTCTTTCACAAGTTCGGTGCCAATTACCTGAAAGTCAGTTGGGAGAGTTTCCAGGTCAGGCACACCTTCATCTCCATCGATAGCCTTTTTCACAGCGTCCAGAGTGACGGCGGCAGATGAAATATGCCCTGCCTTGGCAAGCGTTTCAGGGGAAGGGGCGTCATGCTTATGCTCAGTCAGATTTGCGTTGATGTAGCCACGCAACCGATCTGGAAAAGGAGTTATTCCGCTGGATGCTTCCCTGATCAGTGCAAAAATCGCCGCACGCGAATAATCCAGGATGCCAAGGGTTTTGCGCAGGGCAGCCGACCATTCCTTGAACGGACTTTCTTTCTTCTGGACGATCTCTTTGGCCCGGCGGTGAATTGATGCCGGGAAATTGTAGATATCGAAATCCATTGGCATTGTGGCCAGGGCTATTTCTACATCGAGCGTATCAAGGGTATGGGTGTATGAAGGATTGCGATCGGTTTTATTACCGCCGCCAGCATTCGTACCTGCATCAGTTTTCATAACCGAAGAAATGCAGTTACCGGCAGCCCATTCCCTGGTGAGAATGCCGCGGTCGATCGCGTTAGTAGCGAACCACAGCTTTGCAAACTGGATGCGCTTGCCGAGCTCATGCCGTTTCCCTTCGGGGAAGACTTTTTTATTGGCACTGGTGAATTTCCAGAGCGCCGGCATATCGTATTTTTTGATTTCAGGGATATTCTCGGCGGCCAGAATCAGATCCTGGACGGCCGCATTATCAGTGTCCATTTCAAGAACTGACAGCTCCTGCCGGTGAGGCATGCTGATATGATAAGCGTGACGTTCTTCGGCCATATACTGCGCCAGCAGCTGAGCACGAAAGGGGAGTTCTGCCACGTTAAAAAGCGCGCTCGAATCGTCCTGGTATTCATCGCTACCGAAAGTTTCCACGGTCTCACCCTGTGCCGCGTCACCTGCAGTATTGGCATCAACCAGCTCGCCACTAACGGGCTCAGCGGATACTCCGGAATCATCTCCGTGATGAACATCAGCAGGCGCCTGCCCTGGCTTCAAAGCCCAGGTGCGACCATCGTCGCCGAGCTGGTAGCGTTCGCACCATGAGTAATCGAGAACACCCTCCGCTGGCAGGTCGTTGAATACCGGGAAATCGGTGCGAATTGGTTTTTGATAGTCTTTGCCGCGGCCTGTTTCGATCCCGGCGTCTTCCAGATCGACGTCCAGTTGCAGAAGGGCGCGAGCTTCTGATTTATTAGTGCGCCAGATTACGGCATCAGCTTTACCCGATTTTTGAGTCGCTTTTATCAGATAAAAATATTCCATGTGATAGCCTCTATTTTGGATGTAGAATCCCCCGGGCCATTGGTAGCGCCCATTCAGGGTTGTCATTGGTTGTTGGTAATTTCCGGTGGAACTTTGGTCGGTGTCACCGGACGTACAGCCCGCTTCGGCGGGTTTACGTTAGCCCTCGTGAGCCATCTGGTCGTGAGAAGCGCAACGTTCAGAGCAATACTCTTTTTCTTTCCGTGCGAGCTGGTTTCCCTGGAGGTACAACAGGGTGCTCACCACTGGTTTTCCCTCGATTGCTTTACGGCAATAACCGCATTTCTTCTGCATTCTTCCCCCCTACATTTGCACAGTGAACCCGGCCGGATGCTCGTCGAGTACACCTTTCAGCGGGTAACATTCGGCTGTCACGTGTTGCTCTTCTGCAGCTGCCTTGCAGTCATTCTCAGTGTCGTAAACGCCGAGCAGGATATCCTGATTACCGCCCGTCAGCATGCTGACGGTGAGAACCAGGGCAAACATCGTGCTCATGAAGGGTCTCCTTTTTGCGCGAGCATGTAGCACACCCGGCGAATGAAAGCTGACAGCGGACTTAAACGAACAGCCTGCTGACGAGCGGGTTTGCGTGCGAAATCAATCATGTAAATAACTCCCTCAGTGCGCAGAAAAGCGCGATCCAGATGAAGAGCCCAATTACTGCCGAAATGACCATGGCTCTGATGCCTTGCTTACTCATTTCAACCTCAGCCATTACGTGGCCAGCGGAACGTTTACCACCTGACAACAATGCGGTTGTTGTCGATGTGAATAACGTTACAAGGTAAATTTGCTTTTTACAAGGAGAAATACAAGAAAATGTTGTTATTGAGGGCGTGCGAAAACGGCTATCCGATATGGATAGCTGCTAATCATATGAATTTAATCGTTAATATCCTTGATGATGCTGAGAACGTCATCCTTTAGGAGGTCGAGTTCTTTTAAAGTGGCTTTTGCGTGGACTATAAGCCTGTTCTTCTCGGCTTCTGGCATCTGGTTAAAGAGAGCTAAAAGGGCTTTCTCTTTGTCATCTAGTTCGTTCCGGCCAGGCGCTACAGGTTCTGTCTGTAATGAATCATTCTCACCATCTTCGTCTGGCGGCATGAAAAACCAATGCTCAGGTTTACCAGTTACAGCTGCAAGTCTTTTAAGGCGCTCACCGCGTGGAGTTGTCTCACCTTTGGCCCATTGTTGAACAGCCTGAGGAGAAACAGTAACTCTCCTGGCAATCTCAGATAGGTTCCAGCCAGTTTGATCCTGGATGAGCTGGAGCCTGCGGACAAAGTTTTCATGCTGTTCTGTTTTCATATTTATCATTTTACAAGCCTTACTTGTAGAAGACATTGCAAGATTGACACAAGAAAAACTTGTTATATCTAATTTCGTGATGTAATGTTTTCTTGTATTTCCAAGGAGGCTTTATGAATACGAATCTAAAAACCATTATCTGCTCAATCATGAGCCAGACCGAGCTGGCTAAACGACTCGGCACAACCCCTCAAACAGTTAGCCTTTGGCTGAATAGCGAGACCCCCGCTCATCGCGTAATTCCAGTTTGTGAGGCTCTCGGATGGAAGGTTACCCCTCATCAGATGCGGGGTGACATTTACCCAAACCCAACTGACGGCCTGCCGAAACAGGAAGGCTGAACATGCAAACATTTCCCTTTCAACAAAATACCGGATTCAACACCGGCGCTCTGATAAAGCGTAATCAACTGAGAGAGGCAGATCACGACGCAATTCGCTCTGCCGTTCGTGCCTGGGCAGCAGCTGAAGGGCAGGACGTTGTGTCGGCCCACATCATCGATGAGTGGCGACAGCAGGGCGGCGAGGAGATCGCGTTTCCTGACGACATCAGCCGTGCCCGTCAGAAGCTTTTTCGCTACCTGGACAACCCTGCCGAGTCTGAGCGCTATCGCGAGTACGTTCGCCTTCTTACCCCGGCAATCATGGCCGTTCTTCCGTTGGAATTCCGCCATCGCCTGATGCCTCAGGACGATATTTTGTCGCGCCTGTCTTCGGCCATGAAGGAATGCGCTGAAGCAAAGCAGGCAGTGATGCTGAACGCGCCGGAGCACCAGAAACTGAAAGAGGTAAGCGAGGGAATAGCTTCGCTATTCAGGCTGATGCCTGAGCAGACAGGAACGCTGATGACACTCGTTAGCTCGATGCTGTGCACGCTGTAGGAGGTGGTATGGGGTGGGGTGATTACGTTCGTAACCAGGTTGAAAAAATACTTCTGAGCGAGGGGTTTTCTGTTCCGGTGGCTCAGGGGGGGCAAGGCATGCGGAGGACTTATACAACCGAATGTCACAGGCAACTAAAAAAGGGGCGATTTTCGATGATGCTCTCAGGCATGGCCGCTTATGGGCGGAGAAGCAGACCAGCGCGACTGAACGCCGTGCAGCTAAACGTGCGGTGCGAAAAGGTAGCAAACAGGCTGGGTTGTTCTGAAAGGGTGAAAGCCGCGGTGCAGCAACACCAACGGCTTTCGGGTGAATTAATTGGGTCAATTCACGGGATGAAGTATGTCAAATACCGCTGAAGTTATCAATTTTCCAATCAAAACTGAACTAACGGGAGGTCGCATGGCCGACCTGTCCAACGGCTACACCAGAATCGCCAATGAGATACAGAAACTCAAGCCGCGGCTGCGTATGTCCGGGCGCGAGTGGCAGTGTCTTGAGGCTGTTATCTGGCTTACCTACGGATGGAACAAAAAACAGGATCGGGTGACAAATACCGTCATTTCTGAGTTAACCGGGTTGAGTGATTCTCATGTTTCAGATGCGATAAAGCTACTCGCAGCACGGGGAATTATTTTTAGTCACAAGCATGGTGTGATGAAAACTGTCGGTATAAATACTGAGCTATCTGCCTGGATTTTGGACAAACCGAAAGCGGGAAAACTCTTCCCGAAAACGGGAATTTCCTTCCCGGAATCGGGAAAAACCTTCCCGGAAACGGTAGACACCCAAGACTATAACAAAAACAATATTAAAAGATCTTCGTCTCGGAATTCTGAAGAATCCCGAAACAAGAAAACTCATGAGTTTCTCTCTCGCCATCCTGAGGCTGCTGACGGGATTTACACCCCATCTGGTAAATCCTGGGGAACAGCTGACGACCTCAAAGCCGCGCGATGGATTTTCGATAAAGCCCTCACCGTGAACGCCTCCCTCTCAGAGCCAAACTGGGTTGAATGGGCGAACACCATCCGCCTGATGCGTCTGCAGGACAAGCGCACTCACTATGAAATCTGCGAACTGTTCAAGTGGGCGAATGAGGACGGTTTCTGGCAGGGAAACATCCTCTGCCCCTCAAAACTACGTAAGAAGTGGGACCAACTCACAACTCAACGCCTGCGCAGCCATGGCCCATCAAAAACCACATCAGGCGCCAGTGCGCTGGACAATACCGACTGGATCGACGGGGTACTCGAATGAAATCTATCGCAGAAAGCATGCATAACTTCGATCGGAATAACTTTCAACGTATCGCCGCCGGCATGCCTGAAATCCAGGATGCACAGAGCTTTGCACATCAGGCGACAAAGACGGCAGAGGTATTCAACGAACTGTTTCGCCAGCTGCTCGCCGTATTCCCGGCACTGGCCAACAAATCAGCGGAAGATCTCAACGAGATGCGTCGCCAGTGGCTCCTGGCGTTCAAGGAAAACGGGATCACCACGATGGAGCAGATTAACGCCGGAATGCGTGTTGCCCGCAAACAGGAAAAACCCTTCATGCCGTCGCCGGGGCAGTTCGTCGCCTGGTGTCGTTCTGAGGAAGTGGTTGCGGCTGGTCTTCCTGATGTTAACGAGCTGATGGAGATGATTTATCGCTACTGCCGGACCCGAGGACTTTACCCTGATGCTGAATCCTATCCGTGGGAACGTAATGAGCATTACTGGCTGGTTACTGGGCTGTATACCGACATGCGTGCAAATGCACTGAGTGATTCCGAACTACGCCGTAAAGCCTCTGACGAGCTGCTGCGTATTGTTCGTCGCATGAATGCCGGGGAAGTGATTCCCGAGCCGGTTAAACAGATCCCAAAGCTTGGTGGACGTCCGCTGAGCAACGAGCAGGGCATAAACAAAATCGTGGAAATTCGAGCGAAATTCGGTTTAGGCAGAGGGCGGAATCATGGCTAGAGCATTGTCAGCAGTTGAGCGCAGAGAGTACGTCCGTGCAGTGATTCGGATCACCAGGCATCAGGGGCGACTCACGACCGCCGAGGCAATGAAAAAACTGGGCCTGAGCCGCGCTACTGTTCAGCGGTATTTTTCCGAAGCAGAAGCTACTGGCGAGGTTGTCCGGCATGGTCGTTTGGGGCTTTTCCGCGATCAGCGGGCCGTCATCAACTTTGATATGAAGCGTTTTGGCCTGGTGCCGAAAGTTGCTGTTGGGATGAATTACAGCCTGCTTGGTTGTCCTGTATTCCAGCGTTTCCTCGATATTCAGGAAATGATTTTTACCTGTACGCCGGCATCGTCATCACGGGAGGCCTTATGACTATCGAGAAAACTCATATCGGTATTGTGATTACCAAAGACGGACCGAAACGTAAAAAGCTGCACGCGACGGAAAGTATGTGGGTGGTGGGAAAAAACGAGTTTTACCACAAAGATACCGGGCGCCGGCACTTTGCCGAGAATACGCGCCGTCGGCTTTTGCTGGAAACGATTGAGAAAATCGGGAGCAAATTATGAGTGAAGTCACAGTGAAGTTGACGAACAAAGCGATCGCAATCATTGCGGACTACATCCAACGCGCCAGTAAGAACGAGCAGCTGCAGGACGCAAAGAATCGTCTGGATAAAAAAATAGCGATGCTCTCTGAAGACGAAAACTGCGATCAGGAGCTGTTGATGGCTGCATTCGTACCAGCGATGACAAATCATACCCGTGATGGTTTTTTTGAAGCTATTGCGGTTGCTTTGGAAGGAGCGCAGACATGAACAAGGAAATGGAACCATCGCTGCAGTATGCCTGCAAACGCATTCTAGAGCTGGAGCAGCTGCTGCTGGTAAATGTACCAGAAACTGTATGGCCCGCTGAAGTAACGATGGTTTTCTCTGAAGTCGAAAACGCCGGTGAATTGCCGGCGCATCACCAACGCCGACTGCATCATCATATCAACCGTATGTGGTTGGAGAAAATGCCGGTATCGTCAATTATCGCCGCGGCTCGTTCGTTGGCCTGCGCCATGGGGAAATACGCGTGAGAGAAATCATCGTTGATAACTTTGCTGGTGGCGGTGGCGCCTCAACGGGGATTGAGTTGGCGATAGGCCGCAGCGTGGATATTGCGATAAACCACGATCCCAACGCGGTAGCCATGCACACTACGAACCACCCGGATACGTTGCATTATTGCGAGTCGGTCTACTCTATCAGGCCAAAAGTCGCGACCGCCAGCCGCCGCGTCGGTCTGGCATGGTTCTCGCCGGACTGCCGTCACTTCTCAAAAGCGAAAGGCGCTAAACCTGTAGAAAAAACCATTCGGGGCCTTGCATGGATCGTCATCCGCTGGGCGCTAGACGTTGGCCCTCGGGTGATGATGCTGGAGAACGTCGAAGAGTTTAAAACGTGGGGTCCGATACTGGCGGCTGAAATGCGTCCGGATCCGGACCGCGTTGGCGAAACGTTCCAGGCGTTCGTCGGCATGCTGACATCCGGAGTTCCTGCAGATCACCCTGCGTTGTTGGAATGCTGTGAGTTTCTGGAGTTGTCGCCGGATAGTGAACAGGCGAAACGCTTAGTTGCCGGCCTGGGCTATGTTGTCGATTTCCGTGAGCTGCGCGCCTGCGACTATGGCGCGCCGACCATCCGTAAGCGGTTCTTCATGGTAATGCGCCGGGACGGGCAACCAATAGTCTGGCCGGAGGCAACCCACGGGGATCCGAAATCACCGGCTGTGCTGGCCGGAAAACTGGCGCCATGGCGCACAGCTGCAGAATGCATTGACTGGACAATTCCCGTGCCGAGTATCTTCGATCGCAAAAAGCCTCTGGCAGAGAATACGCTAAAACGTATTGCCCGCGGCATTCAGCGCTTTGTTATCGAAAGCGCTTCGCCGTTCATCGTGAAGTGCAATCACACAACGACACGCGGGAAATATAACTGTTTCCGTGGACAGGGGTTGTATTCGCCAATACAGACAATCACCAAAACTCATGGTTACGCGTTGGCGGTACCTACTCTGGCACCGTTTGTGGCTGGAAATGGTGGTAGCCATTACCAAGCTAAACCGCGTTCACTCAACAAACCAGTTCATACCATCCTAAAGCAATCCCGAGCATGTGTGGTTGCCCCGGTTATCGCCCGCCAGTTCGGTGCTAGCATTGGCCACCGGGCAGATGAGCCTAGCGCCACAATTACCGCTGGTGGTGGGGGAAAGTCTCAGTTAGTCACGGCCACGCTTATTCAGATGGGGTATGGCGAACGGGTGGGGCAATCGCCTCGGGTGCTCAATCTTGGTAAACCGTTGGGTACTGTTACAGCTGGGGGCAATAAGTTTGCCGTAACAACTGCGTTCCTGGCGAAACACTATGGCGGGAACTACACCGGTCCGGGCGTTGCGCTTGATGAGCCAGCTCACTCAGTGACTACCGTCGATCATCACGCACTTGTGACATCGCACCTGGTAAAATTGCGTGGTACCTGCCGTGATGGTCAGCGTACCGATGAACCGATGCCGACAATCACTGCTGGAGGTCAGCATGTTGGAGAAGTTAGCGCGTTTTTGGCGGCTAATGATTACGACGAGCGGCGTGCGGATCAAGTTAAAGAGTTCCTAAATTCTTTTGGCGTCAGCGAACTAGTGACGATTAAGGGCATCGTTTACCGCATTGTTGACATCGGAATGCGCATGCTGCAGCCACATGAACTTTACCGCGCTCAGGGATTCCCGGAGTGGTACATCATCGATCGCGACTACCGCGGCGTGAAATACGCCAAGGATAAGCAGGTGGCCCGCTGTGGCAATGCGGTACCGCCCCCGTTCGCTGAGGCGCTGGTGAGGGCTAATCTTCCTGAAATGTGCCAGGCGTGGGAGGCTGCATAATGGCTGACTTTCGTGCTGGAGGTTTGGTGGTAATCATCCTTAAAGGACTTAATGTCTGCCAAAGGTTTACGCTTCTGGTTGCATCGATAACTCTGCTGTGAACTGGTTTTTTATGTGGGCTATGTAATTTTGTTATTTTTCAATTTGTTATGATGTGGTTTTTGATTTTTTGCTTTTTTATCTTCATGTATTAAGCATTTTTTTCATTTTTTTATTTATTTTTTCATGTATTGAAGGTTATCTTCATGTGGGTTATGCTGAAAGCACACTGGCATAACCTAATGAATACTACTATATGCAACATACGCTGGAACTACTGAAAGTAATTGAGGGAGCACTTAGCAACAACCTTTCTCAAGTGACTGCCTACTCTGAACTTCTTGCCTCGAAATTGGAAAAAGATGGGGAGATGAGGGTTGCACAGAGCATTAGAAAGAAAATTAATAAGTCAGGTTCTGTGTACTCAACAGCTGGTGTTGGCGGAAGGCTTGAGCCTGTCGTACCAGTCGATAAGGACAGTCGTCTTACCTTGGGCGATGTAGCGTATCCCTCTCTGGAAGAATCTTTTATTCAGCTACCGACCTCTGTGCAAGAAAGTGTTGATGAGTTTTTATCTTTTATTAACAAGGCGCAGTTGCTTTCAGACGCTGGGGTCGGTATTTCACCTTCTATGATGTTATATGGCCCTCCAGGATGTGGAAAAACACAGTTAGCTCATCACATCGCCGCAAAATTAGATTTACCGATAATTACTGCTCGATGTGATACGTTGATTTCTTCGTTTTTAGGCTCTACAGCTAAAAATATTCGTAGTTTATTTGATCACGCTTCAAGTAGGCCATGTGTTCTATTTTTAGATGAGTTTGATGCTTTTGCTAAAGCACGTGATGATCAACATGAACTCGGTGAGTTGAAACGAGTGGTTGTCAGTTTGCTTCAGAATATCGATGCTTTACCCGAAAATACAATTCTTCTTGCTGCAACTAACCATCAGGGATTACTTGATTCTGCTGTTTGGAGACGATTTGCATATCGATTGAAGATTACTCTTCCGAATAAGGAATTGAGGCTTAAATTGGTAAAGCAATTTTTAGGTGATTTTTGCCCAAAAAATGTGAAAAAAATTGTTGATGCAACTGAAGGTATGAGTGGTGCAACGATAAAGGAATCCTGCTTAACCGCTATTAGAAGTGCGATATTATCAGGCCATGATTTTATAGATGTTGATCGATTGATTATTAACTTGGCTGTTAATCAGTATCAAGATGTTCTCCATGATGCAGGGATTAGAGATGAAGATAAAATAATAAAACTTCGAGAGCTAAATGGTAAGGTTTTCACTATTGAAAGATTAGCTACGATGTTCGGTTTATCAACAGGTAAAGTTTCAGGGCTGACTTCAAAGAGAGGTGATAATTAATTATGGAAAAGCAAAATAACCCTCTTCAGATTGTCCAAGTTAACGAGCGTGATTATAAAAAAATCATCTATGAAGGGTTTGGTCCACCAACGGTATTTGGCGATGGTGTTTCGGTTGAAGTTAGAAATAGCCTTGCCCAGCAAACGAAAGAGGCATTGGATTATTTTAATGATGAGTTTAACCAGTGGCCTGGTTTAGCTGGAGTTGTTAAGGTTACTCTTAAAGAAGAGGCTTTGGCAAAAAGTCATAGGCCAATGGACCTTTTTTATTCAAAAACATGTCCTATTGTTGGTAGTTTAGACTTTGGTGAATTACTTGTTAGTGCAACAAAGGACGGATTAAATAGTTTAAGAACTAAACTCCTCACAGGGAAAAGTCAGAAACTAGTAGCAAATATATCTGCTATAGAAAAAATTGAGGCTTACACTTCTGATGATAGTATCTCCGGTGGTAATTTGAATGATATTATTACTGCTGTAATGAAGGGGCGGAAATTAAAGGTTAAACTATTCGATCACCAAAATGAAGAAAAAAATGCTAAATTACAGTTGGCATTTTATAAATTCGCTAAAGAAAATAATGTCCGTGTGAAAAAGCTTACGTATGGTAGTTGTAATGACCTGATTTCATTGGTGTCTCAAGATGAACGCATAATAAAGAAAATTACTAAATTTATCGGGTTGCGTACCATTTCAACTATTCCTGAGTTTTCTGTCAGTGATTTTCACTTGCAGACATCTTTTTTAGGTTCTGCAGATGAAATGCTGTTTCCTGCACCACAACAAGATGTTGATTACCCAATTGTTGGTGTTATCGATTCAGGTATTTGTCCGAATAGTTCATTAATAGCACCATGGATTGTTGCTAGAGAGAGTTATGTACCATTTGGATTAGAAGACTATAGCCATGGCACAATGGTTGCTGCTCTTATTGTTAATTGTCAAAGCTTGAATCATCAAGACCAACGATTCCCTGATACGCATGCAAGAATCGTAGATATTAATGTATTTCCTCGCGGAGGAACAACATCTGAAGATGATTTGGTTTCTATTATTGAAGAGGTTATCCCTAAGTATCCGCAGGTAAAAATTTGGAATCTTTCATTAGGAGGAGATGATCCTGCTCATACAACAGATTTTTCAGATTTTGCTCATTTTTTAGATGAAATGCACGATAAGTATGGATGTTTATTTGTTATTGCTGCGGGGAATCAGAATCGTAATCAATATTGGCCTACTACTAATAATAATTCGGGCATCAATAGAATCTCATCTCCAGGAGATTCTATAAGAGCTTTAACTGTTGGGAGTCTGGCACATAAAGAATCACCATCCGCGATAAGTCATATTGATGAAGTGTCTCCATTTTCTCGTATTGGACCAGGCCCTAGTTATATCCCTAAGCCGGAAATCACCCATTATGGAGGAAATGTAACCGCAAAAGGTGCATTTGCTCAGATTGGAATATTGGCTTTAGGACCGAATAACATGTTGTGTGAATCTGTTGGGACTAGTTTTGCCACACCAATAGTTTCAAGCATTGCTGCATATTTATATCATTTTTTATCTCAAGGAGGGAAAGTAGATGTTCCTACCGAGCGTGTCAAGGCTTTAATAATTCATTCAAGCCTACTAAATGGTAAAGTGACCACAGATACCATTAACTATAAAGGGTTTGGTCGTCCTGGTGATATTATAGATCATCTCTACTGTGATCCAAATTGTATGACTATGGTTTTTGAAACAGATATTAATCATGGTGGATTTGAATTCGAAAAATTCCCTTTCCCTATACCTGACTGTTTGAATACAGAAGATGGAAAATATAGAGGTGAAATTCTAATGACATTAGTATATTCGCCAGAAATAGATAAGAACTATGCATCTGAATATTGTAGAACAAACGTTGATGTAGGCATGGGGAGTTATAATATAGGAAAGGATGGTAAACGAAAATTTCATTCAATGGTGCCTGCAGTACCAAAAGATATGAAAGAGTTATATGAAAAATCTCGTGTAGAGAATGGTTTTAAATGGTCTCCGGTTAAAGCGTACCATAAGATCAGTCCTCGCGGTATTGATGTGGGCGATTGGAGATTACGGCTTAGTGTATTACGTAGAGCGGAAATGCCAGCACCTAATCGTCCGCAGAAAGCCACTTTGATATTGACTTTGAGAGGTTTGGAATCAGAACAGCCTGTTTATAATGAAACCATTCAGAAAATAAATCAATTTGGTTGGGTAACAGTAGATATCGATCAACACATTAGAATTAGAAACTAGAATTTTGTATTTTAACTTTTGAAAAAAAGAATCTCAAAATATTAATATTGGGAAATAGATTCTTTAGTCCGTTAATCTGCATGACATTAGTTTATGTTCGTTTCGACAATACTGATACCGAGGACTTGGTGAGGGCTAATCTGCTGGAGATGTGTCAGTCAAAAAATATTGCAGCTTAATTGACTCCTCCCCATAATGAGGGAGATATTAATATTGTCATAAATAATGGATGCAAAATGATAAACCAGAAAGTTATAGATGGTCTTGTGTGGCTATATTCCATTTTTGATATAAAACTTCTGACTGTAATTGCGACCGGATTTACTATTTATTTTGGGTATCAAAAGGTTACTAGGAGGATATGTGTTTCATATGGCATTAGTTCTAGTAGGTTATATGATTCCTATGTTTCAAATTTAGTAGTTTCCAATAAAAGAGATAATTCAATTGCAATATCATCTATAGTGCTTGGTATCGGAGTGAAAGGGACAATTGAATTGGTTAAGTTTGACGAGCCATTGGTTTTGAAAGGATATGATACGAAGCTCGTTGATGTACCTAAATATAGCTCCATTTATGATAAAAATGGGCCAGTCAGAATCGATACTTTTGAATCGTTATTCTTTTCCATTGTGACTATTTCTGGTGAGGTAATTGAGTGTGAAGTGGAAAGCCCAGTTACAATCAAGACGTTAGCGGGGAGATTGTTTAAGAATACTGCTAATTTTAATGGTGTTGTTCTTACAAAAAGAATGGGTTTTATTTTTTCTTATTGTGTGGGTGGAAAATCGGAGGATGTTATTATTGATAAGTATGGTTTTATCCCAGAAAGGACACCTTTTAGAGGTAATATGCTCCCGCAAATATCAAAAGACTTTTTTGAAAATTTTTTGATTTCCGAAGGGTATCATGATTACTACGACAATTATGCTCTTTATAAAGTGAATGATAATCTCGAAACAGTACTTGTTTTAAGCAAGGCATCGGTGAATGTTAAAAGAGCAAAGGAAGGAAATGTGTAACCGAGAGTTGTCTATGTAGATCTACTTAGTCTTCTTATAGTGATTTATAATATCCTCCACACTAGAGGGGATTTTTATGTCAAAGTGGAACATCGCAGCTAAGTCGAAAGAGGACCAGTACAAGGTTAATGTCGACCTGGCTGCCAGAGGCGTTGCGTACAAAGAGTGTCTGAATATGCCGGTAGTCGCCGAGGTGGTCGCCAGAGAGCAGCCAGAGCATCTGCGCGAGTATTTATGGAGCGCGTCCGCTACTACCGCGAGAAGAGCATCCAGCTACCCCGCGCCAGCGATCCGCGCTATCTGGAAATGGCTGAGCAGAACGCCAAAAAATAGCGATTTCCTCGTATATGCTCATTTTGCATTTATCCCCGGGAAGGGCGATAATTACCTTGTCAGCCTGAGCAACTGACGACTAGATTCCGGCGCCAAGTGGGGACACATGGCGCACAAAGTTAAGAACACTCGGATTAAAGTCTTGTATGCAATAACACTGCTGATTTTAATAATTGTGCAAGTTGTTGTAGTGAACGCGGTATTTATCTGTGTGGGGCTTGGGTTTCTTGAGCTATCCGATGAGGTCCTAAAGATTTTCGCTGGATGCTCGATGCCACATATCTGTGGTCTTGTCTACTGCGTCGTCAATTCTGTTTTCCGAGCAAAAAAATGAAAAGCCTTCTCTTCGGAGAGGGCTTTTTTATTGCTGATGAAAGTAAAAATCTACGCGGCTCAGGGGTCTCTCGCAGCCGTACATAATCGGACCTGTTTCCCGCGAAGTGTTAAGCTCGCTAAAGGCAAGTGGCTTTCACGCTATACAAACCCCGTCCCGCCGCCGTTCGCTGAGACATCAGTGAGGGCAAACTTGCCGGCGACATGTCGGACGCGAGCAGTTGCTTAAACTATAATCCCCCCATACCCTAGGGGGCGGTGCCTAAGCGGAACACACCTACGGTGTTGCATGCAAAATGCGCATTAGTGAATTTTGGACGCAAGGAAAACAAAGTTGGTATCGTTTATGAAAAAATTATTACTTCTGGTTAGTGCTGCTCTTATATCAAACGTGGTGTTTGCTATTGATAATAAAAAAGAAATATCACCTGTGCGTATAAGTTGTCCTGCGCCAGTGATGCCAGTGAAGGCTCAGGCATTGAGAACTGAAGGGAGTGTCGATTATGCGGCGTGGGTTAATGATAAAGGCGAAGTGTACTCAGTAGACATAACGGGCGATGAGGTTTTCTTCAGGGAAACTGAGGTTGCTATTAAAAAGTGTAAGTTTGTGCCAGGCCATCCAGGGGTGTATCGGGATACAATAAAATTCAGTCTGGTAAAACCTTGAAGAGTGCGTTTAACGTCAAATCTCCACCATGTGGGTAACTCCGCTGCATGCTAAAGCGCTGGTGAGAGCTAACTTACCGGAGATGAGCCTGAAAAAAGACATTGCAGCATGATAAAGCCCGCTTCGGCGGGTTTTTTAATAGTGAAAAACATCATGTTAAACAGACTCATAGCCTTTGCAAAAAGAGCCCTTAACCTCTTGACCATTTCACTCTCTCAGTATACTGTTTATTTATACAGTATTTGTGTGAGGTGCTAACCATGAAAGTAGAAGTCACAATTGATAAACATAAAAAACTCCCTGATGGCGCCATACCTGCGCTTGAGCAAGAATTGCTGCGCCGCTTGTCCCAGTCTTATGATGACTGCAAATTAATCATTCGACGCACAAGCAACGATGGCCTTAACGTTTTGGGCGGCGCTGATGGCGATAAAAAGCATGTAGAGCAAATCCTGCAGGAGACGTGGGAAAGCGCAGACGACTGGTTTTATTAGTTTGATTTTGATGGTGGCGGCTCTTATCCCAGAGCATCGCATTCGCGTTACCCTTGATGCTGCTACCCGTTTTCTATGAGTGCGTCTGTATGTCGCTCAGGGGGTAATGTGACAGATGGTATTGAGCCAAATCAGCAGGGGAATGTGTGGGCCACCATTACGGACGGATCCGGACATGTTTTGTGCTCATTTCGATTAGCTTTGAATGACCGAATCCTTTTGACGAATATCGATAACGAAGTATCAGTTAGAAAAATTGCAAAAGATGAACACCTCTGGACAAGAAAATCGTTAGTGGAAGTTATCAAGGAAATGAGCTCTAAAAATTGACTCTTAACAGCTAGCTACATCATACTTGCAGTGCTGGCCTGAACAACCAGCCACCTGACAGTGATGCGCCACCGGAGAACGTGATGGCGCAGCTTCACTTAATAAAACAATCTCAAGGTATCCTGATCCCCGCGACGCCGGAGACCAGTGATTTTCTGCAATCAAAATGCAAGCTCGGCTCCGTTCTGGAAGCCGATTATAAGCTTGTCCGCAATCCGGCGTTTCATCGCCGCTACTTTGCTTTACTCAATCTCGGCTTTGACTACTGGGAACCTACCGGCGGAGCGATCTCATCCAATGAGCGCAAGCTTGTGTATGGCTACGCCAGTTTTCTAGCCGCCTATGGCGGTAACGAATCAGCCCTGCTTGATGCCGCAGAACAATACCTCGATCGCGTAGCCGAGAAACGTGCCGGCAGTATCAGTATTTGCAAATCTTTTGACGCCTACCGGGCGTGGGTCATCGTTGAAGCTGGCCACTATGACGCCATACAGCTGCCGGACGGCACGCTGAAAAAACACCCTCGCAGTATTTCTTTCGCCAGCATGGACGAATGCGAGTTCCAGGAACTGTACAAAGCATCGCTCGATGTTCTCTGGCGATGGATCCTCTCTCGTTCGTTCAACAGTCTGCAGGACGCCGAGAACGCCGCAAACCAACTTTTAAGCTTCGCGGGGTGATGCCGATGAAACACTCATGGTTTCACCATCTCGAATGCACAACGCAGCAGGCCGAAGAATTGGTAGCGAGATATCGTCAGCGGGGCGTAAAGGTCGAACGAAGCTTAAACCCTGACTTTATGACATGGACCGTCAGCGTGCAATTGGTGGAGGACAAAAATCCGCCGCGGCCAGACTCTCGCTGGCGCAACAGGATGTGGGGGTGAGTATGGCGAACCTACGTAAAGCGGCCCGAGGCCGCGAATGCACAGTACGGATCCCCGGGTACTGCAATGGCAATCCTGAAACCAGCGTACTGGCGCATTACCGCCTCGCGGGTACCTGCGGAACTGGATGTAAGCCGGACGATACACAGGGCGCTATAGCCTGCAGCGCTTGCCACGATCTCATTGATGGCAGAAAGAAAACCACCGATTACACCCGCGACGAACTGCGCCTGATGCACGCTGAGGGGGTAATGCGTACCCTGGAAATCTGGCGGAAAGAGGGACTTATCAAATCATGAAAATCTACGATATCACGCCAATAGGAAAACCCAGGATGACCAGAGCTGATAAGTGGAAGCAGCGTCCAGCAGTAATGCGTTATCGGGCATTCTGTGATGAAGCTCGTCTTCGCAACATTCACCTGCCAGAGTCCGGCGCTCACGTCACGTTCGTCATGCCTATGCCGCAAAGCTGGAGTCAGAAAACGAGGGCGCAAAACGCCGGACGTCCACATCAGTCAAAGCCTGACTGCGACAACATGCTTAAAGCCCTAATGGATGCTCTCTACGACGATGATTCGCACGTATGGGATTGCCGCATCACCAAAATATGGGGCGAGAAAGGGCAGATCATTATTGGGGAGTCTCTATGACCCTCGATCACTTCATCCAGTACCAGGCGGAAAGCGTTAAGCGCGCCAGCATGCCGCCAGTAGCGAAACATAGTCGTACCAAAACCAATCAGCCACAGAAAGCAGGGGAATCATTGTGAAACTTGAAGCATTACCGAAATTTTTCTCGCCAAAGTCGATGATGCCCGGCGCTGTACCATGTGGGATCACTGCTGAAACACTGACGATTACCGATGTTATGGCAGCTCTTGGTTTGGCAACTTCAAAATCAGCGATAGGCATCGAGCTCTATCTGGCAAAAGCTGGCGTTCTTCATACGGACAACATCATCGCCTTTATCAATGAGCTTGCCACTCAACGCGCCAGCCGGAACCGGCCACTGCAGGCCATGCCGGAACAACAGCGAGAAGCATTCCTGCTCATTATGGCCGAATACGTTTTTCGGGATTACTCGCTTAGCGCCGCAAGCAGGGTGACATGCAGTAGTTGCGCCGGGGACGGGTTCATTGACGCGGAGGTATTCACCAACAAAGTGACCTACCCAGATGGCAAGCCGCCGAAGTGGGTCAAAGTTACGAAGGGGATCTCTCCATCAGACTGGGAGGAAGTTAAAACCATTCGTGAGCAGGTGAAGGTAATCTGCAAAACGTGCAATGGGAAGGGGAGCATCAAGAACGAATGCCGGTGCCGGGGGCGCGGTGAAGTTCTCGATAAGAAAAAATCCAAGTTGCAGGGGCTTCCTGTTTTTAAACAGTGCCCCCGCTGTAGCGGGCGTGGCTATCCCAGATTAAAGGATACCGAGGTATTTAAGGCTCTTGGAGTGACAGAAACTACCTGGCGCAGAAACTTCAAATTGTTCTTCGATCGACTGGTGGAGTATTGCCACGTTGAAGAATCCTTCGCAGAAAAGATGCTCGAACGGGTAACGAGGTGATTTTTCCAAGGGGTATTGCAAACGTGGCGGAAATTGGCTAATCTCGTTTCAACGATGGGTTATTACGCCCATGACGTTACAGATATTAAGACCTCGCCTCGGCGGGGTTTTTTGCTTTTCAGGGCTCTTGCAATAATTGCAAAACCTTTACATTCGTACTGTCTTAGCCCCTATAATACTCTCAAAGAACAGAAAATAAGCGGATGGTCTAATGAGTCTTATTGAACTTGAAGGGGCTATTGCCTGGTTCTTTGTTGTTGTTTTTGCAACATTTTTAATTGACCTGTGGTTTAGGCACAAATGATTTCGCTCTTGATGAGTTGAAGTAAGCATAATTCTCAAAAGGCTCGCATCCGCGGGCCTTTTTCATATGGGTGTCCGCGCCGGACCGGTCGAATAAGTTTCTGGAAAGGGTTAATCAGGAAAGCAGTGGCTTGGCTGGCATGCTGATGGACATGGTGATGCTGGCGTTTATCGTTGTTGTGCTGGTGCTTTTTATTGGACGCTCATTCAAAAAACACAGTAACCCGTAGTGATGAATGGCTGAAAAACCAGCCATTCATCATCATTCATACTATCTAGCTGCAAATACTTCTTTTTAAAGGTGTCTTTGTATCTCTTTCGTTCTTTGATGTAAGAAATCAGTGACCCCACAGCAACTAAAATAAGAACTACAGCTAACGCTACCATCAGTATGGCTGTCATGTGATTTAACTTCTGGAAAGAGTATGGACATTCTTGTATTTATAAAACGTAGCTTGCGATTGTCGTTGGAAAAACCCTAACCGATAATGCCTTTTGAATTTATCATCTTGTATGAGTTTTTATCATTAATCATTTAATGATTTAATATGCATTAATTAATCGTAATCTGATTTTTTAAAGCGTTTTCGGCTGGCGTGTGTACCCTATTGCTGTAGGGTATTGACTATATGAATGTTGCCTGGATAATGTATTTGAGTGGTGAATCCCCCTATGCGGAGGGGCGTACACAGCATTGTTTTTATTTGCTAAACCGTAAGCGCGAGTCATGGCGGCTGGCCAAAGGCTCATCGGGAGGCACCTGACACCACAACCAATACAAACAAAGAAACAGCAGTGGCAGGCTCGCTTCGGCGGGCCTTTTCTGTATAAAAAAAGCCTGCATGGTTTCATGCAGGCGAGGCAGTTATGTTTAGATCCTGTTCCGGTATATGGCTTTTTTGGCCGGAAGTTGAAAAATACCGTCTCGATTACATTTTGTAAACAATGGATTCAAATCACAAGGCCATGTATTTGCGTGGCCTTTTTTATTTCAGGCTCGCGGGAGTCATCATCGATACGGCTCGTTGTCAAATCATCCCGATGGGCCTGAACCTCTTCAAACTCACAGCTTCCCGATCTTTCATCGGAGGCGGTAACTATGGCTAAACGTATGCAAGACAAAGAGAGCATTGCCGGGATGTCCTGGCTGGTTCTGCTGATCATTGCTTGCTGGGGTGGACTTGTCCGCTACCTGATAGATGTGAAGCAGAGCAAGGCAACATGGAGCTTGATCAATGCTCTTGCCCAAATGGTGGTTTCAGGGTTTACCGGTGTTATTGCTGGCCTGGTGAGCATTGAAAGCGGACTGAGCATTTACATGATTCTGGCAACCGCGGGGATAAGCGGCGCGATGGGCTCCGTAGCGTTGACCTATTTCTGGGAGCGCCTGACGGGGTTTAAAAATGCAGGAAATTAATAATCAACGAAAAGCGTTTCTGGATATGCTCGCCTGGTCGGAGGGTACAGACAAAGTGGGACAACCAACAAAGAACCGAGGCTATGACGTCATTGTTGGTGGTTCACTCTTTACTGATTACAGCGACCACCCTCGCAAGTTGGTGAGCCTGCCAAAGCTGGGTATTAAATCCACCGCAGCGGGCCGCTATCAGCTGCTGGCCAAGTGGTGGGATGCATACCGTAAGCAGTTGGGACTGAAAGACTTCTCACCGGCGTCGCAGGACCAGGTGGCCCTGCAGCAAATTAAAGAGCGTGGAGCTTTGCCGCTCATTGACAACGGGCAGCTTCTTCAGGCCATCTACCGTTGCAGCAATATCTGGGCGTCTCTCCCCGGCGCGGGCTACGGCCAGTTTGAGCATAAGGCCAGTAACCTCATCGCAAAATTCAAAGCCGCTGGCGGCGTCGTAGCGGAAGTTAAACAATAAAGCTGAAGGTAACTTATGAACTATCTCATTAATCGGCTGAAAGAGCCGTCAACCTGGCGCGGCATCATCCTGGTCATTGCTGGCGTATTTGGTTATCAGATGCCTCCAGGCATTCAAGAAACGGTCATCGCTGGCGGCGTAGCGCTGGCTGGCGTTGTTGGCGCGGTGATGCCGGACAGCGTTAAGAAGTAAGCAGGCTAGCAACCGGCAGGGCTACAGAAACCCGCTTTCCTTCAGTTTCTTAACCAATAAGTAATTGGTGATTACTCCAAGAGAAACCCCAACAATCCACGGCACAGCTGAATCAAGCATTAGTGAGTTGTTCACGTTAATGCTGGCGGTGATGCAGGCATAGGTATTTGTAAAAGCAAACCATGTAAAAAGTATCTGTTTCATTTGGTTATCTCCACGCTTTCCCTCCCAACAATATCCACCTACGAGCCGGTAAAAGCAAATCAGATACAACCGAAAGGGCTACGAAATGAGTGAAGCAAAACCGCAGGACGGCAGCACTGTAAAAGGCTACCGCACATTAACCGCTGGCGAAATTGAGCGGATGAACCGCCTCAAAGGTGTCAGCCAGCATTTTTGCAGTCTGCTCGATACTGAGCGAGAGGTTACAACGGCTGAAGTTGTCGAGCGTGGTAGTCAGGCCGAAACCGAGAGAGCAGAGGCTTTGCGCTGCATGGCTATCGCGCGCACCAAAATGCAGGAAGCCTGTATGTGGGCATGTCGTGCAATAGCAAGGCCTGATAGCGATTGTTGATGCTGTGACATGTCACAACAAGCCCACCGATACGTTGGCTTTTTTTGTCATCCTATTTGATATCATCACCAATAATAACAATCAGGGTGAGATGACAATGAAACAGAAAATTACAGATGCATTTGTTAATTTTACGCATAGCTGGAACGACTTGCTTCACGCTTCCATTGAAAGGAAAATCTCAGACGTTTACGACCTGGCATATCCTAATAAGAATGATTTTGAACACCGCGAGTCCACTACAAAAGCCATGCGAGAGTTTTACTACCAGCGGATGATGAATACGGCCTCGTTGCTGCTCACTGGTGTGTCACTACTGGTGGCATTGTTTGCACTGATCGTTGCGATAGTGGCCATTAAATATTCTTAGGCCCATGGGTCGTACTCGCTGATCACGTTGGGCTGCTTACCGCGGGCAGTAGGAAAGTCTGAGCGTTTCGTCACCCGATATGCGAACGCCAAACGCGTACTGGTTATTAGCGGCGATGATGTGACAGGAACTCAAGGGCACGGGCGCAGAGCACTGCGAGAGTGTGGTTGTGTAATCAGGTCATGGATCTTGCGTATAGACGTTCTCTGCGACACTAGGGTGACTTAGGCCTTCTTACGGGAAGGCGGTAGTTAGTAAGCAGGGATAGTGCCGGTTGACTACCCCTTTTGTGCAGAATTGGGTAAAAGTTAATACCTTTTTTTAAAAGTATTTTTATATTTCCTCGTTTCTCGCAAGTATGAAACCAGTGAACCCACTGCAACTAAAAGAAGAACTACAGCTAACGCTATCATCAGTATGGTTGTCATGTGAGTTAACCCTCCTAAGGACCATGGATATTATGGCTCGCATGAGGGGTAGTGTGGGATTTAAGTGAGAGAATTCCTAACTGGAATTTTTTCTTAATTTGAAACCTGATATGAAACTTTATTGTTGGTTTTGTAATTATTCGATATGAAATGATTAATTTTTGTCTGCCAAGATATACAGTTTTCCGAAAGAGGTGTTTTTACTGGTTACATCGGATTGACTATGCACTTATCGCATAGCTAATGTAGATGCGTGGTGAATCCCCCTGTGCGGTGGGGCGACCAGCCAGGTTTTCTCTTTGAGCACACACGCAGGTCTGTTGGCTGGGGCAGACTTACCGGGAGGCACCCGGCACCACAACATACTGCATAACCCCATAAAGGCCTTCAATTACGGTAGGCCTTTTCTCTTCTGGTTGTATCTAATACTGTGGGCAGGTCAGCTGGCTTATGCAGGACAGATTATTTTTTCTTTTTGAATGCCGCTTCTGGTGTGCTTATATTCTACCTAAAAATGGGTAGGTGTGTTGTGATTAGAAAATGCTATGCAAGAATGTCTGAACCAGCTTCGAATGACAAGCTGACACTGGAAATGCTTGTATCTGACGGCGGGCGTAAGATTTTTATCTGGGATTTTGATAAAGGCGTGGCAACTTTTTCTGGAGGTATAACAGGTAAGCAGTTTAAATACGCTGTACAAGGTGAAAAGGATGCAGGGAATATCAATCTTGTCAGAGATAACACGATTGAGTGCACTATTTATGGGGTTAAGGAGTACACCTGTGGAAATGGTGATTCCGATAAATCCTCTTCTGTGTTTTGCTCATTGTGCGAGGGGCAGATACTCATTATCGAATGCCAAAAGACTTTTATAAGAAAACCGTTAAGGCTTGATGCGATCACGTTTGAATGATAGCTACCCATAGTATTCCCTTCTTATGCTCAAAGGGAATAACAAATTCTCGGTATCACATTTCTGGATATTGGCGATGCCTTCCGCTGGTTGGGCTAATCTAAGCGCTCTTCAACAAACGCTCAGTCAATAAAAAACCCCGTGGAGTAATTCCGACAAATTGACGGGGTGCTGCATGGTCAGCTAATGGCTGATTCTAGTCAGCTTAAGAGACGTTTTTCTACTGGTTGCGCGAAATAAATAATGGCCGGGGCCAGGGGGAAGTGGCTCATCCCTGAGCTCACGGGTAGAACAGTGGACTTTGTCATGGCAGAGCAAAGTTATACATTAGTTTAGAAAACATTCCGCATTTAACAAGCGTAGCGAGTGTATACTTGATAACTGAGCCCAAAGCTGAGCATTATCGAGACCATTCCACAGAGTGGCTTCGATAATGCTTATTCAAAACTATCCGGCATTGGATAATAGTTTACTTACGCATTGGTTTGGTATCTGCAATACGCTTAACATCAGCGTCCAATTCCGCCAATTTTTTAGGTGTCAGTTCTCCTTTCTCGATGAGCGGGAGTAAACGCGAGTACCTGTATAAGTAAACCTCAGGGGGGAGTAGTGATCCTCTCCCAGCGTCCTTAATATTTGCAGCATGGGATTCCCATTCAGCAATAGCCATTTTCATTGCTAATTCAGCAAGGCGCTTCCTTTCTTCTGCTTTTCTTTGCAGATGGGCATTCCAGAGTGTAAGTAAACCGGACACCACAGCGGATACAACAGCGCTTGTTGCTACAAGAGTTAGCCATTCCATCAAGTTTCTCCATTATCTTTTTGATAATATTAGCAACATCATAAAGGAGTTGTTATGGCAAAGCCCGACTGGGAGGCCATCGAGACGGCTTACCGGGCCGGAGTAATGCTTCCGGCCCCCGACTTACAGACTCCGCTCAACGGGATTATTGGCGTCTCCGATCCGGAATTGCCACCATCACAGGGCAAGTGAGCTACCTGCAGGACAACATCAAAACTCAGTGTAAGCAATGAGAGGACCACGAGAGGAAAAAAAGCCTCCGGGGTGTTATAATTACGTTTAGAAACTATCTGTCTTGTGGTGGCAACATGGATTCATTTTTTCTCTGGGTGATCCTGAAGATCACTACAATTTTCTTCGGTTTTTGCTGTGTTTTTATGGGTTATAAACTTTTAGTAAAAGGAATTTTCCCTGCGGACTCTGATATCGAGGTTGGGTGGGATAAAGATCGTCGACTGGTTCTTAGAAGAGCATCTCCAGGCGTGATTTTTGCCGTGATTGGATTTGCTATTATCGGCCTTACATCATGGTTTGGCATTTACAAAGGAGCCAATCTCATCGCCCGTTCAGTTGTCGCAAGTGATCCAAATCCAGCAACTCACGATAGCGCTACAAATTTGCAGGCCGAAGCCAAGAAGGAAAAGGCAGCTATAAGGCCTACAATAAAATCGAATGATTAACTCAAGCCGCCTCCGGGCGGTTTTTTGTTGTCATCGCAAAGCTGGCTAAGGGTGGCTTTTTTAATGACCTTACAGGAGCCATTTCGCAGAGTGGTTTCTATAATATTCCCCACATCGCACAGAGGTAAGACATGTCAGAGATCACCACATCCGAACAAATCCGCCTGGATATCATCAAGAAGGTGAATTACGACACAGCAGCGGCGAAGTTAGCCATTGACTGGGTAGGCGACAGCTATCTGAAGTCTGAGCTATTCGCAGACTCCTTTGATCGTGTCTTCACTGAAAGTGAGATTGTCTCGAAGACCCGCAAGGCAATCCAGGAAGCGACCGAAGCGCTGGCGCTGTTTGATACCACCGCTGAGTAATCATCACAAAGGCCACCATTGGTGGCTTTTTTAATGGTTATCGAATAGGGGGAGCCTATGCCGGTATGCACGATTTCAATAGAGGTAAAAAGCCGCTGGTGGCTGCCGTTCTACCTCAAGACTCTGGCTTTATTCTGCCTGATGTTCCAGCTCGAACCTGATTACGAAAAGACAGCCGCACTCATCACTAAGCATGGCATCAGCCATAAAGTGAAGGCGGGACCAGTGCGAAAGATTACGGAGTAATTCATGGCAAAACCGGACTGGGGCGAGCTTCAGCAACGGTTCCTGTCCGATCATGCCGCAACCGGCGTATCACCGAAGGATTGGTGTGAAGCGCAGGGACTGAATTACGCTACTGCCCGCCGATACATCAAGAAACCCACAGCGCAAACTGCGCAAAAACCTGCGCAGAGGAAATTGCGCACTGCGCAAAAGGAAAAGTGCGCAGAAGAGCTGGTGGATGATGATGGCCTCACCGATCAGCAGCGTTTATTTGTCGCAGAATACCTGAAGGACAACAACGCCACGCAGGCCGCTATCCGTGCCGGCTACAGCAAGAAGACTGCTGAACAAATTGGCTATCAGCTGCTTCAGAAAACTTCAGTTGCGCAGGCCATTGCGCAGCAGCAGAAAGCATCCATTGTGCGCACGCTCGGAAGCGCCGATGAAGTGCTTGAGCAGATGTGGCGCCTGGCCACCTTCGACGCCAACCAGCTATCACAGTATCGCCGCGGGAGTTGCCGCTATTGCTGGGGCTTCGGTCATCAATATCAATGGCGCGATGCGGTTGAGTACGAAGAGAAGCGACTCGAAGCGCTTGAGCGAAAACGTCGAGAGCCTTTGGATGATGGCGGCTACGGTTACGACCACACCAGCACACCTAACCCGGAATGCCCTCGCTGTAATGGTGATGGCATCGGCCAGCCATACTTCGCTGATACGCGTAAGCTGGCGCCTGATGCTGCGCTTGCCTATTCCGGTGTGAAGCTTGGGAAGAATGGCGTGGAGATTACCGCTATTAGCCGTGAGCGAATGTACGAGGCGGTGATGAAACGTCTCGGCCTGGCTGATAGCGAGTTCGCCCAGCGTCTGCAGCTGATTGAAATTGAGCGCCGGCAGCTGGAGGTTGAAAAATTACGCAAAGAGCTGGCTGCTGATCCGGAGGATGACGAACCAACGCCAGTTGCAATCAATATCAACGTAGTCGATGCGCGAGTGAGGGAAGAGGATGGCGATAGCACCGACGCTTAACATCCCTCAGGCCAAATTTCTTGCGATGCAGTACAAGTTTAAGGCCTACGTCGCCGGCTTCGGTTCCGGTAAGACGTGGGTCGGTTGTGGTGGCATCTGCAAAGGGATGTGGGAACACCCCAAAATCAACCAGGGTTACTTTGCGCCAACGTATCCGCAGATCCGTGACATCTTTTATCCCACTGTTGAGGAGGTGGCCCACGACTGGGGGCTGAATGTCAAAATCAACGAGGGAAACAAAGAGGTTCACTTCTACGCCGGGCGCCAGTACCGAGGAACGACGATTTGCCGCTCGATGGAGAAACCGCAAACCATTGTTGGTTTTAAAATCGGTAATGCGCTGATTGATGAGCTGGACGTAATGCCCGCCAAAAAGGCGCAGTTAGCCTGGCGAAAAATCATTGCTCGTATGCGTTACAACGTGGCCGGTCTTCGTAACGGGATCGACGTCACCACGACGCCGGAAGGGTTTAAATTCGTTTATCAGCAGTTCGCAAAGGCTGTACGCGATAAGCCTTCGCTCTCAACGCTGTACGGCCTGGTGCAGGCCTCGACGTTCGACAATGAAAAGAATCTGCCGCCGGACTATATCCCGTCGCTGATGGAGTCATACCCGCCGGAGCTGATCAAGGCTTATCTCCGTGGCCAGTTCACCAACCTGACCAGCGGGACGATTTACCATCAGTTTGACCGTAAGCTGAATAACTGCCGGGAAGAAGAGCAACCCGGTGAGCCGCTGTATATCGGTATGGATTTCAACGTCGGGAAGATGGCCGGGGTTGTTCATGTGTTACGTCTGGGGCTTCCGTTTGCAGTTACTGAAATCATCAAGGCTTACGACACGCCGGACATGATTCGCATCATCAAAGAGCGGTTCTGGCTATATGACGGCCATGACTACCGAAAGGTGCGTGAAATCTATATCTACCCGGACGCTTCCGGCGATTCCCGCAAATCCAGCAATGCCAGCGCCACGGATATCGCTCAGCTTAAGCAGGCCGGCTTCAATGTGGTTGTGAATGCATCAAACCCGCCAGTGAAAGACCGCATCAACGCGATGAATGCCATGTTCTGCAATGGTAACGGTGAACGTCGCTACAAAGTGAATGTAAAGCGGTGCCCGGTGTACACCGAATCGCTTGAGCAACAGGTTTGGGGCGAAAACGGTGAGCCGGATAAAACGGCGGATAACGATCACCCCAACGATGCCGGTGGGTATTTCATTGTGAAGCAATTCCCGATTATCAAACCGACTGGAAAAGTCACCCAACTGCGGATGTAAAACCATGCCTGATATTTCAACGCCCAACCTCGACTATAACGACATGGTTGAGGCATGGGATATTAATGATGCGCTGATGGGCGGCACGCTGGAAATGCGCCGGCAGGGCAAGAAGTATCTCCCGAAATGGCCGAACGAAGATCCTGAAAGTTATAAGGAGCGTTTGGCTTCGGCAACGTTACTACCTGCCTATGAAGAGGCCATTAAACAAAACATCGGGCGAGTGTTTGCTGAGCCGACGGTATTGAGTGAGGATTCTCCTGAACAAATACGGGAGCTGTCGCCAGATATTGATATGGAAGGAAACCGGCTCGATGTCTGGGCGCAGCAATTTTTCAGCATCGGATTCCAGTATGGTCTGGTACATGCGCTGGTGGATTTCCCGAAAATTGACCGGGAGGCAGTAAAAACTAAAGCCGACGAAAAAGCCGCGGGATCCCGCCCGTATGCCACGATGTTAAATCCTCGCCAGGTCATCGGCTGGAAATCGAAAGTGGTTAAAGGGAAAGTGATGCTGACCGATCTGCGTATCAGAGAGGTCATCATTATTGATGGCGACGATTACGGGCAAACGAAAGTTGAGCAAATACGCCATATCATGCCGGGCAAGGTTGAAATTTATCGCCGAAATAAAGGTGATAACGGCGAAAGCCAGTGGCAGATTCACGACGAGTGGGAAACCAGTCGCGATGACATTCCCCTGGTGACGCTTTACACGAAACGCACTGGCTTTATGCGCGGTTCACCGCCACTGCTTAATCTCGCCTTACTGAATATCAAGCACTGGCAGAGTCAGAGTGAACAGGACAACATCCTGCATGTCGCTCGCGTGCCGTTGCTGGTGGCTTACGGTCTGGCTGATGGCGAAACGTTGACGATAGGTTCTTCCTCTGCGACTCGTTTCGATGACCGCCAGCGGCAGGGACTGGAATATGTCGAACATACCGGATCGGCCATTGAATCCGGTGAGACATCGCTGGAAAAGCTGGAAGATCAGATGCGACAGGCCGGGGCAAAACTCTTACGTGCCGAGAACACCTCGACCAAATCTGTTGACCAGACCAATGAAGAGCGCATGCAGGAGAATTCCCCGCTGTACACGATGGCGAGTTCGCTGGAGGACGCGCTCGATAACATTCTGCAAATCATGGCGGAATGGCTGGGCGAGAAAGAAGGCGGCAATGTCGATGTACGCACCGAACTGGATGTTTCAGCCCAGACGTTTGATGCCGCAGCTGCAACAGCTGTTCAGTCGCTCCGTCAGGGTGGTGATATACGTCAGGTCGATGCTGTTCGCGTTTTGCAGGCCCTCAAATTTATCGATCCGGACGCGAAGCCCGAAGAGGTAATCGACGAGTTGCGGAATCAGCAGGTCACGCTGGCCGGCGGACTGAGTAACCCGGGTGGTGCAAATGGCAACGGCGAATGACAAGCTCCAGGATGAATCGATAGCGCATGCGATATGGATAGCGCGGTACAGCACCAGCGTTGCAAACAGGATGATAAAAATCCTGAATGACAGCGATGCGGAACTGACAGCCAGATTGCTGGTAGCGATGGATAGCCTGGATGCTGACAGCTTTACCGTGTCGCGACTGGAAGCGCTGCTCGTTAGTGTCAGAGCTCTCAATCGCGAGGGTGTGCAGTCAATGTACACGGGACTATCTGATGAGCTGCTGCAACTCGCTCAGCACGAAGCAGGCTTTCAGCTGAGCCTGTTCCAGTTTGCGATCCCCGATGATGTGCTATCGCTTCACCCGCTGGTGGGCATTTCACCGGATGCCGTTTACGCAACTGCGATGGCACAGCCGTTTCAGGGGCGCCTGCTTTCGGAGTGGGCAGATAACCTTGAAGCTGACAGGATGGCAAGAATTTCCAATATAGTGCGGCAGGGTTTTCTCCTGGGCGATACGCATGAGCAAATCGCCAGAAAGGTCCGGGGTCATGCTAACCGTGGCTATCAGGATGGCGCGCTGCAGATGAGCCGCACCAATGCTGGCAGTATTGCAAAAACGGCTGTGGGGCATCTTGCTTCTACGGCCAGGAAAAGCTTTGCAGATGCGAACGATGACATTTTGAAGGGTAAGCAGTGGTTATCCACTTTGGATAACCGTACATCAAAAGACTGTCGGATTCGCGACCGCCTCAAGTACACACTGGATAACAAGCCGATCGGCCATAAGGTGCCGTATCTGCAGGGACCCGGGAAAATCCATTTCTGCTGTCGCAGCGTCGAAACCTACATCCTGAAATCGTCTGATGAGCTGGGTATTGCTGTTGGGCAAATATCAGATAGCTCACGTGCCAGCATGGACGGGCAGGTGCCTTCGGATACCGATTATCAGGGCTGGTTCTCGCGCCAGTCGTTCACGCGACAGTCCCAGATCGTTGGCGTAACCCGGGCCCGGCTGATTCGTGATGGCGGCATGTCGCCCGATGACTTCTACAACGACAAGGGCGAATGGCTGACTCTGGAGCAACTTCGTAACCTGGATGCTCAGGCGTTCAGCAACGCCAGACTTTAAAGCTTTTTAAGTCTTCAATCAGGCTGCCTCCGGGCGGCCTTTTTTATTGCCGTGATCCGGATGGTGAGCGGTGCAACGGTCGGATGACCCCGAAAAGGTAACCACATGAAACTGAAAACAATCGAAGTTAACGGCAAAAGCTATGCAGAAGTCGATTCCAGCGGTTTACCCGTCTACGTCCACGATGACGGCCAGGAAGTTGGTTTTGATGCTGTGCAGGCCGTTGGGAAAATCTCCTCTCTGAATGGCGAGGCGAAATCTCATCGTGAAGCCAAAGAAGCCGCTGAAGCCGGTCTGGCTAAGTTTGCCAAAATCGGTGATCCGGCGAAGGCGCTCGAAGCGCTGGAGATGATGACTAAAATCGACCAGAAAAAACTGATCGACGCAGGCGCCGTTGATCAGGTTAAAGCGGATATCACCAAATCATTCCAGGCCCAGCTTGATGAAGCTACTCAGCGTGCGACGACCCTTGAAGGCCAGCTTTATCAGGAAATGATCGGCGGCCGGTTCTCTGGCTCGAAATTCATCGCAGATAAAGTAGCAATCCCGGCAGATATGCTTCAGGCGCGGTTCGGTCAGTCCTTCAAAGTTGAGGACGGGAAAGTCGTTGCCTATGACGGCTCCGGCAACAAAATTTATTCCCGCTCTAAACCGGGCGAACTGGCGGCCTTTGATGAGGCGCTGGAGTTCCTGGTGGAGCAGTACCCACAGAAAGACCACATTCTGAAGGCCAGCGGCAACCAGGGAGGCGGCTCACGGCAGTCTCAGCATTCACTCGGGCAGAAAACGATGAAACGCGATGCGTTTACCAGTTTGAGCCCGACAGACCAGCAATCAACTCTCAAAGACGGTATCACCATCGTCGATTAATTCTTTGCCAGCCGCCGGATGGCTGCTGGTGCCGGAGCTGGATAGCTCAACCAACCCTATATTTTAATCTCCAAGGAATCCATACACATGGCTAATACGCTTACCGGGTTGATCCCGACTATCTTCACGGCTCTGGATACCGTATCTCGCGAACAGGTCGGTTTTATCCCGGCTGTATCGCGTAATGCTAAAGCTGATGCGGCGGCGAAGGACCAGACTGTTACTGCGCCGGTTGCCCCACCGGCAACCACTGTTGATATTACCCCGGGGGCTACTGCGCCAAATGACGGCGACCAGACGATCGGCACCGTTGATGTCAAAATCACCAAATCTAAAATGGCCCCGGTCAAATGGAACGGTGAGGAACAACTGGCACTGGGGCCCGCAGGGACATACAACACCATCCTTGCTGATCAGTTTAAGCAGGCTTTTCGCGCGCTGGCTAATGAGATGGATGCAGATCTTGCAGCTCTGTATTTCGCATCCTCCCGTGCTGTTGGTACGGCCGGCACCGCTCCTTTCGGTATTGCAGGTGATTTGTCGGATGCGGCAAATGCGCGCCAGGTTCTCTCTGACAACGGTTCGCCGACAACAGATCTGCAGATGGTTCTCGGTTCTTCGGCTATCGCAAACCTCCGCGGTAAACAGTCTGTTCTGTTCAAAGTAAACGAATCCGGTACTGATGCGCTTCTGCGCGAAGGTATCGTGGGGCGACTGGAAGGTTTCAATATCCACGAATCCGCGCATGTTAAGAAACGCGCTGCATCTCCGGCTGCGGGATACCTAGTGAATGGAGCAAAAGCTGAAGGCGATATTCTGATTGCGATTGATACCGGCACAGGTGCTTTTGCAGCAGGTGACATCGTGACGTTTGACGGGGACAGCAATAAATACCTTGTTGCTGCTGCGACGGCCACAGCAATCACCCTGGCTGCTCCTGGCTTACGTCAGGCACTGGCCGACAACACCGCTATTACCGCTGGTGGCGCCTACACCGCAAACATGGCGTTTGATCGCAATGCATTCCTGCTTGCATCCCGAACTCCGGCAATGCCGCAGGGCGGCGATACCGCGGATGATGTGATGAACGTTACTGACCCGGTATCTGGTATCACTTATCAGGTTGCTCTGTACCGCCAGTATCGCCAGGTGCGTTACGAAGTCGGTTTGTCCTGGGGCGTAGCGGCAGTTAAGTCGGCGCACTCAGCGTTGTTGCTGGGCTGATAAACAGGGGGCTTCGGCCCCTTTTTTTAGTGGAGGGCTTATGGCCGGATTGACCAAAGAGCAGCGTGCTGAACGTGCTGCAGCAAAACTTGCGGCCACGCAGGTTGATGCAAATGCTCCTGAACAGCAGGAACAGCAGGAACAGCAGGAACAGCAGGAACAGCAGGAACAGCAGGAACAGCAGGAACAGCAGGAACAGCAGGAACAGCAGGAACAGCAGCTGGTGGCGATGATTACCGATTTCCCGGCATTCCCCGGCGCCCCCAATACCGCCAACGTTCACCCTGATGAAGTGGAGAACTGGAAGGCGCACGGCTGGAAAGAAATGGAGTGATACATGATCACTTTCATCACCGTTGAAGTTGTCAATTCGATTCTCGGTGCCACCTGGACAGATGAAAGCAAAAAAGCCAAATCTGTGCTGATGGCTAATACCTGGATGAATGGACTTAACCTGAAAATGCCGTGCGATAAGGCCACTCACGAAATCATCATTCCTGACGATGTAAAACAGGCTGGCGCCTATGCAGCGCTGTCGGCGGCAAATGGCGGGCTGTATCAGCAGAAAACTGATTCGGGGGTATTGCTGAGTAAGACGGTTGACGCTGACGACGTTTCTGTTTCAAAGACCTTCGCAGAACTCGCTACCAACAGCTCTGCATTGCTTGATTCTGACCTGCAGCTGGCGCTGGCCATGCTTAAGCCCTATGGCGTTAGTCAGTCACAGGTGCGGCTGGTGAGGGGGTGATATGCAAAATCCAGATGTACATTATGCCGGTGACGGGCTCGGTCCTCGCGATGTGTTTGTGAATGGAAACCCGATCAGACATGTCGTTTACGCAAACCCGGCAAAGGGCGTTGTTGAGTTTGCTCCGCTTCCGCTGAGGGTTAAACGCAACGGCGAAATCTATACCAGAAAACTGCGTGGTAACGTCCTGGTACTTTTTACTGGCGGATATGTTTCTAACAATATCCCGCTTCAGCGTTTTGGTGAAAAAGGCATAGAGGAGGTAGACCGTGGGTATCCGCGACGAACTCCAAACTGAAGTCGCCGCAGCATTCGATACCGACCTGCAGGATGCCGTTAAGGATTTCACTGGAACATATACCGTTCGAGGTGCCTGGGATCCGGTGACGGAAACCGGCACTGAAACGCAGGTGGCTTACTCGGGACGCGGAGTGCTGGCGCGCTATAAACTGCGCCGTATCGATGGCGTTAACATTCTGCATGGTGATGTGAAGCTAACCGCCCTGGTTAACGAGGTGACTGATAAGCCGGCCGTCGGGCATATCATCACCGCACCAGATCCGATTACGGGAGCGCTTCAGCGTTACGACATCATAGCCGCTTCTGCCGACTCTGCTGGCGCTGCGTACTCAATTCAACTGCGGAGGGCGTGATATGGCTAAGGGCTGGAACATTGATCCGGCGGCATTCGCCGGGCTGGTGGCTGAAGATGTAAAACTACGCCAGCGGACAATCGCCATTCAACTGCTGAATGAAATCGTTCAACGGTCGCCGGTAGGAAACCCGGAGCTGTGGGCCATCAACGCGACCGCGGTTCAATACAACAAAGCGGTAGGTGAATGGAACGAATCTCTTTATGCCGACCCTGCTAACCTGACCAAAACCGGAAGGCTCAGGAAGAAAGTCCGTGTTAATGACAGCATGGATATCAGGCGGCCGGCTGAGTATCGCGCAGGAACCTTCAGGGCATCGCATTTTGTCAGCATCGGCGAACCCGATCACTCCGTCCCGACCGAGCCGGATCCGCGTGGGACAATGACGTTTCTAAATGGCAAAAATATCATTGACCAGGCGCCAGCCTACTCGGTGATTTACATCCAGTCGAACCTGCCTTACTCCGTGCCTCTGGAGAATGGTCACTCAACGCAGGCGCCAACAGGCGTCTATGCCGTCTCGTTTAATGGTGTGATTCAGGCCTACAAATGACCCTTACAGAAATCAGAAACGCTGTCATTTCCCGAATGGCGGCACAGACCGCTATTGCCTCTGATGCGGTGGATTACCCCAATGGTCCGGTATTTGACCCCAGCAACCGCGATATCTGGGCCCGCCTCACCAACATTGCAGGACAGGCTGGCGCAACCGAGATCGGGGATGGGCCAGTCGTCCACAGGACGGGCTTACTCATCATTCAGCTGTTTGTTCCGGTTGGCTCCGGGACGTTGCTTATCTCCCGGACGGCTGATCAGCTAACGGAGCTATTCGAGTTCAAGGACGACGGAAAACTTAGTTATTTCGCTGTTTCTGCTGTGCCGGCGGGTGAGACCGATGGCTGGTTACAGCTCAATCTTCAAATTCCTTATCGCGCTCTGTAGCGCACAAAAAACAGGAGGCTCCTGTGAGCTCAGGTGCAAAAGTAGTAGCCGCGTTTATTCGCGAGACAACGCCAGGAATCACGCCAACAGCAGGGGCGTGGAACCTGCTGCGCCGTTCTTCATTTGGTCTGAAACCAACTCAGAACACCAACGACAATGACGAAATCGCTGGTGACCGTATGGCGCAGGGTGTTTCACGCGGCACAGTGGATGTCGGCGGCGATGTCGGCACACGGTTTCGCTGGAATCAGCATGACGATTTTCTTGCCAGCTGTTTCGGTACCGAATGGGTAAATAACGTGCTGACGATGGGTAATGGTCGTATTACGTTCTCCGTGGCGACCTTTGCCAGTGATGTGGGGATCGCCCAGATTGCACGCGGTTGCCAGGTTGGTACCTTCCAGATGGAAATCCCGGCCGATGGTGATATCACTGCAACCATTACGTTTGCAGGGCTGGACTGGGAGACGAAGGGGGACGATACCAGCTTTTTCACCACGCCAGTGGATTTAGCGGGGGCGCTGCGTTACTCCTTCAAAGAGGTCACAAACATCCGGCTAAATGGTGTTGATGGCGGGACAGGCTTCTGCGTCGACACCTTTAACATTCAGTTCAACAACAATATGCAGACTCAGCGCTGCATCGGTACCGGTTCGGCGTTCGCCGGCGCAAACATTCCGACAACCTTTACCCCGTCAGGTCAAATCACGCTGTCATGGTCAAAGGCTGCCTGGGAGGTTTACAAAAAAACGTTCACCGGCGAAACGGTGCCGTTTAGCTTCACGCTGGAGAATGATGAAGGGGCCTATACCTTCGATTTCCCGGAAGTGCAGATCTCCGGCGACTGGCCGGATGCGGGGAGCACTGACATTGTTCAGGTTCAACTGGATATCACCGCGGCCAATACTCCGCCAACTATTACCCGCGTTCCTGCCACTAATGGCGGTGGTGATTAAAATTGGCCCTCTTTGGAGGGTTTTTTTATGGAGTTTTTTATGCTGATTGTTACCCCGAAAATTGATTTAAATGGCGAGCGCTGGTTTTATCCCTACAAAAAGCCAGAAGGCAGCAAGAAGGAATTCTCGCCGGAAGAAGAATCGCTGTTCAAACTTCGCCTGCTGGTGGCCAGCAGCGAGAATCCGCAATATCGCTCTCGTAACGCGCTGGTGCGTCGCCACATCGATAAGATGGACGCAGGTTATAAGGTGGGGACAACGGATTTTAATCTCGCCAGCGTGGACGATATCGACTCTGTTGATGACCTGCTGATCGATAACGCCGCTCGGTTCCTGCTGAAAGGCTGGGAGGGAGTAGGTCAGTTAGTCGACGGCATAGAGGTTGCTCTCGACTACACCCCAGAACTTGGGGCCGCCATGCTGAAACAGCACCCGGCGCTATACTGGCTGATACTGGCTGAGGCGGCAAACATTGCTCAGGGTAAGGAGCAGCAGACTCAGGAAACCGTAAAAAAGCTATAGAGGCCCAAAAGTGGCTAAAGGAATTCGCCGGCGAACAGGGCGAGAAAGCAAAGTGGCGCAGGGAGAAGCTAAATCTCCCGCCCATTCCAGAGCCTGAAATCGATGCAGTCACTGGAGAGATCCTCAACGCTTACGCCATGATATCGCGCGGCAGAAAGTATGCCGGCATGGCCGGAGTGCCGCTCCCTCTATCCCTGAACGATATTGAGCTTTACCTGGCATCGCGCACCATCCTGATCGACCGCATTGAGTTTGATGCAGCAATACTGGCCCTTGATGATGCATGGAGGGCTGAGTGGGCGAAGGAACAGAAAAGAAACAGCAAGAAGAAATAAGCCCTGGCACAGTCCGGGGCTTTTTTATAACCGCAACAAATCGCATGTCCTGATGTGAGGGCTGCGAAAGTCGCCAGATAGAAAACTTGATGCGAATCTGATTTTCATAATTACACGGTGAGTTAACGACTGTAACAGTGATATAGTGATTTTTATTCGGCAAAGGGTGCTTGCAAAATATGTCATTAAAATTACTAATATTAACCTCTATTCTTGGCTTAACTGCTTGTGGTTCAAACAAGGCCATAGAAACTTTCAAGGGTACTCCGGGTACTGCAGGGATGGCATATTGCGTACGTGCATTATGGCAGTATGATGCTATTGAGAATAACCATCCGACTGGCACTATACGTATTGTGGAAAACCGTGGAGGTACTGGTAGTTTTTACGTGTTTGATGATAAAGGTGAAGAGTTGGTATCTGCTACAGGAACTTATGGTTTTTGGCCTGGTGAAAAACCTAAAGATATCGACATTACTTTTTATATTCCTAAAGATAAATCGTTAACGGCATTGGGTAAACGCAGACTGGGGTTGAGTAAAAAGTGTGCTGCACTACCTACTAAAGAGCGTGATGACACATTCCTTCCTACTGTGTTATGTACAGATCAGACTGCTTGCAGTTTCAGGAAAAATCTTCCTGAAAATAGTCAAACAACACAATAAATCACTAGTGGGTTTGTATCTATTTAGTCTGTAATAGATTCCGGTTTTGGAAAAGAAAAAGTTATTTATCACTTAAAACCCGCTTTATCGGCGGGTTTTTTATTGCCCGGAGAAAGGTAAATGGCAGAACAAGAATCACGGCTAGCGATACGCCTGGACAGCTCCGGGGCAGAGAAGCAGGCTGACAGCCTTGCTGTTGCGCTTGATAAGATGACTCAGTCTGGTGATAAGGCTGTAACCAGCATATTCAAAGTGACAAAAGCGACTGACGATGAAAAAGATGCTCTCAATAAATTACGAGCAGCCATTGATCCGGTTGGTGCTGCAATTGATACAGTCGGTCGCCGCTATAGTGAGCTAAAAAAATACTTCGATAAGGGTCTAATTGACGAGGAAGAGTTTCGTTCGCTGTCTAAGATGCTGAATGACACCACTGAGGAACTAAGTGGTGTTGCACAAGCTCAACGAGAAGCAGAGAAGGCCAGCAAACTGGCTGCTGTGCAGCAGGAGGCGCAGGCTGATGCATTCCAGAGAATGCTCGATAAAATCGACCCTCTGGCAGCTGCTCTTCGCAATCTTGAACAACAACAAAGTGAACTGAATACTGCCTTTAAATCGGGCGCAATTAATACTTCCCAATATGATGCATACAGCAAAAAACTTCAGGAGACTCGTCGGGAAGTCACTGGCGAAGCACAAGCCGAGCGCGAGGCTGTAAAAGCACATGATGAGCAGGTAAATGCACTGCGTCGTCTTGAGGCCCAAATAGATCCCGTAGGTGAAGCATTCCGTCGCCTTAACGAGCAGCAGCGCCAGCTGGATACAGCTAAAACATCCGGGATGCTGTCGCCCCTGGCTTACGATCGCCTCAACAGTAAACTTGCAGAATCCCGCGATGCTCTGGAGAAAACCCAGGCGCAATTGGGTAAAACAAGCCAATCTGCAGCTCAGACTGCCAACGCTATGCGCATGATCCCTGCTCAGATGACCGATATCGTTGTCGGTCTTTCTACCGGGCAGTCACCGTTTATGGTTCTTATGCAGCAGGGCGGTCAGCTCAAAGATATGTTTGGCGGCATTGGGCCAGCGATTAAGGGCGTTGGCACATATGTCATGGGTCTTGTTAATCCCTATAGCGTAGCAGCTGCTTCAGTTGGGTTGCTAACTTATGCTGTCTATCAGAACCGACAGGAAATTGATGCTGCGACAAAAATAGCCACAACGTCCCTTGGCGCTAATGGAGATGCTGCTGAGCGACTTGCACTCAATATGGTTGCCATATCTGATAAGACGGGTCAGACGATCGATGAAGTCGGTAGTATGTTTATAACGACTAATGACGGTGCGAGCGAAGCAATAAATAAGCTTATCGACGTTGGTTTTAGTTATGACGAGGCAAGGACAAAGGTAGCCCAATACAAGGATTCTGCTAATTTCACCGCCTTGAATGCTGATATTGATCAGCATCGACGGGAGATCCTGAAAATAGGTGACTCGTGGACAGCTGCAGCTATTGAGGTCAAAAATTATTACACAGCAGCGGATAAGGGTAGGCAAAACGTAGCGCTTGGTGGCGCAATTGACCCTACGATGAGGTTTATCGGCCAGGCATTAGATCTGCAAACCACGATGAACACACTTACCATTGAAGGTAATAAGGCGGTAAAAAATTCCGTAGACTGGATTAATAAGGAGTATCTGGCGGCAGACAGGGTTGCCGGTGCAGAAGCTCGGTTAAAGGAGGCAAGAGCACAGTCCAGAAAAATTGCTTTCTCAGGAAACAAAGAAGCAATAGATCAGGCCAATGCGCTAATTGCTGTAAGAGAAAAGGAACTTGAGCAGGCTAAGAAAAGCCAAGAGCCTAAGAAGAAAAAGGAAAAAGCCTACACCGAAGATGCTGCCACCCGGCTGCTTGATCAGATAAACCAGCAGACTGCTGCCATGCAGTCCCAGTTGGATGCCAGTGACAAGCTTAACAGCGCAACCCAAGCACGGGTTAAGTTCGAACAGCAAATTGCTGACCTCAAGTCTAAAACGCAGCTCACCGCTGACCAGAAGTCGATCCTTTCCCGTTCAGATGAAATCCTCCAGGCATATAAGCAGCAGGAGGCACTGCAAAATTCCGTAAAAACCCTGGACGATTACCGGAAAATGCAGGAACAGGTAAAGACGAAGGATGAGCGGACCAACGATCTGCTTAAAACCCGTCTTGAACTGCTGGAGAAAGCCAAAACAATCGGGCAACTAAAACCCGGTGAATATGAAAAAACACGGGCAGATATTTATCAAAACACCGATATGCAACTGCCCTCGACCGTTCGTAATGTTGTAGGAAACCTGACACCCACAGGAGGGCGACTCTCTGGAACTTTTGAGGGGATGCAGGGGCAAATCAACGAGTATGACCAGGCTCAGCAAGAGCTCCAGCGCTGGCTGGCAGCTCAGGAGGAAGCTTATGCGAAGGCCGGCGAAATAACTGCCGAGGGTGAGGCCAGAATGACCTCGATTCGTCAACGTGCAGCGGATGCAAATCAGGTCATAGAGGCTCAGAAAAACACCATCATATCTGCGGCCACGCAGTCCTTGTTTGATAGTACCGCCGAAATCATGCGAACGGGTTTTGGTGAGCAATCGGCAATCTACAAGGTTGCTTTTGCTGCGAGTAAGGCATTCGCTATCGCGGACTCTATGGTGAAAATCCAGCAGGCTATCGCAAGCGGTGCAGTAAGCGCGCCTTATCCGGCCAACATCATCGCTATGGCCTCAATCGCTGCGCAGACTGCCAGTATCGTCTCAAATATCCAGGCTGTTTCAGGAGTTGGCTTCGCCTCCGGCGGTTACACCGGCCCCGGTGGTAAGTATCAGCCCGCGGGTATTGTTCACAAAGGTGAGTACGTCTTCGACCAGGCTTCAACGAACCGGATCGGCGTGTCTCAGCTTGAGGCACTTCGAAATGGCCAACCGCTTGATGCAACTCTGGGGCGTACAGGGTTTGGTACTGGTGTTCAGAACGTTAACAGCGATAACCGTAGGCAAACAACTATACACGCGCCGATTAATCAGGAGTTTCATCTCCAGGGTATTACTCCGGAGCAGTTGAGCGCTACACTCAATCAGAATAATCGACTGCTTTCCAGGCAGTTAAAAGGTGAACTCACAAAGGAGGTTACCATGCCACAAGGAGCTTTTGGCAACGCTCTAAAAGGAAACTATACACGACACGGTCCTAGGTAAGCTAAACTGCATTAGCTGAGACTTGATTAGGTAGGTAAGTCTAACAATCTGAGTAGGTGCAAGAAAACACAAGGATCTTATTAATGGAAGCGTTGTTAACATTTACATTTAAAGACTTTATAGCTTTTATGATTCCTCTTTTTATTGGCGGACTTATCTTCAATAGGAGGCGTAAACGTAAGGAGGTCCGAGTGAAGTTTTCATTTCTTTGGCTTGTTTTGATAGTCGGTGGAATTCTTGAAATATGCGATGATATCTACACAACTTATTCCTATAGGCATAATCACTTATATAATAATGATACGCTTACAACCGTGTTTAACTATGATTTTGCAAAAATTGTTTTTTGTGGGGTTTTGATCTTTGTTTCTATTGCGCTTCTTCTTCAGGAGTTGCTTTTAAACAAGCAGTCACATTGACGTATATTGCCTGTCGGCGCATCGCCATTTTTTATTTTGATATGGGGCTGTGCCGAAACAATGTAAGCTTACATTAAAGTCAATAAAATTAATATATTGATAATGCTGTTTTTTATTTCTTTTAGCTCTTGAGGTGAGTTGGTAAATATATCGCCTTGTGTGTTTTTTTTCGATTTAATAAGATTTTTATCTTCGTTAATTTGAACCAAAAAATCAGAGATTTCTTCGATTCCATCGTGCTTTATTCTGAAATGAATACCCTCCTGAGGTTAATGGTGAAATTTTATTCGAGATACTTTACCGGGAGACTGCATGACTGATATCTACTACCCACATGACAGCCTCCCTATGCCATTACAGGAAGGATACGGATTTCAGCCTGTGAGCCCGTTAAAACGAACCCAGTTAACCACCGGTCGCGCTAGGCAAAGGCGAGCTTTTACGTCCACGCCGACGCAGGCCAGCATCACCTGGTTTATGGAAACCGATGCGCAGGGACTGGCGTTTGAGTCCTGGTTCCGTGATGCGTTATCTGACGGGGCTGCATGGTTCATGATGAAACTGCAGACGCCGGCAGGCATTAAGTTTTACAAATGCCGCTTCACAGATATTTATCAGGGACCGGTGCTGGTGGCCCCGATTTACTGGAAGTACACGGCGACGCTTGAATTATGGGAACGCCCCCTTGCTACTGCCCCATGGGGTAATTACCCTGAATGGATCGTCGGCAGCTCACTGCTGGATATTGCGCTGAATAAGGAGTGGCCCAAGGCTTGATTAAAACCGTTTCACCTTCATAATTACTTGTGTCGATTTGTGGGAAAGTCCTTCATGCCGCTCCGTAGCCGGAGCGTGAAATAAAGCGCGGAATAGCGATCCTGCCGGTGAGGGTACACCCACATTCGACACCAATTTTTAAGGTCACCTTCGGGTGGCCTTTTTTATTGGGTATAAATCATGACAAGACTCAACCGCCTCTACGCCAGCAGCGGACCGGAGGTGATCATTGAGACGCTGCAGATCACCATTGGCTCTGATGTTCACTACCTTTGCCAGGGTTACGACAACATCACGGCGACGACGGAGAACGGCGATACCGTAACGTTTTCAGCCTGTGCGATAGACATTGCGCTGCCGGCGCGCAATGCGGACGGCACGCAGGACCTCAAATTTGCCTTGTGCAATATCGATGGTGTTGTGTCCACGGCGATCCGCAATGCGCTGGCTAACCGTCTGTCTGCATTTCTGACGTACCGGCGTTATATCTCCACGGATTTAGCGGCCCCTGCGGAAGTGCCGTATACGCTGAAAATCAAGTCTGGTTACTGGACGGCGACAGAGGTGCAGATCACTGCGGGCTACATGAATATCCTCGATACCGCCTGGCCGCGTTACCGCTTCACGCTCCCTGTATTCCCCGGACTGCGTTATATCAGCTAAGGAATCCCAATGTTCAACCCTGATAAATACCGTTCTGTTAAATGGCAGAAGGGCGGCAGAGCCTACCCGCTACTTGACTGCTTCGGCATTGTGAACGAGATACGCCGCGATCTGAATTTACCCGTCTGGCCCGATTTTGCAGGGGTCACCAAAGACGACGGCGGCCTCGACCGGGAAGCACGCCGGATGATGCTCACTCTTGAACATTGCGAACCTTGCGAGGGTGCCGGGGTTGCCTGCTATTCCGGGTCAACCGTCACACATGTCGGGATCGTCGTCAACATCGATGGCCTGCTGCATGTGGCGGAATGCAACCCCGGTACGAACGTCACCTTTCTGCCGTTGCCGCGGTTTAAGCGCCGATTTGTCAAAGTGGAGTTCTGGCAATGACCATTCGTTTTTACCCGTCCCGGCTTCCCGGTGAACCACTCGAAACGCATGAGCATGGTGTAACCAGTATTCGCAGCTGGCTGGTGGCAAATGTTGAAGGCTACGAGGATCGGGATGTCCCACCGCTTACCGTTGAGGTTGAGGGGCTGTTAATTCCTCCAGGTGAGTGGGCCACCTGCGTGATTCGCCCTGATAGTGATGTCAGGCTTTATCCGGTTCCATTCGGGCTGGAGGCCGCCACAATCGCGTGGATCGGTATCGGTATCTCCGTTGCCGCTGCAGCCTATTCGCTTGTTTTGATGAGCACCATTGATACGGGCGGCTATACCTCATCCACAGGGCGGAGTCTCGACCTGAACCCGGCGCGGGCCAACACCGCAAAACTCGGTGATGCCATTCGTGAGGTGTTTGGCCGGGTGCGTATCTACCCAGATTATGTGGTGCAGCCGGTTACCCGGTTCGATGCCGCCGATCCTACGAAAATGCGCGTCCAGATGCTGCTTTGTCTCGGTGTCGGTGATCTGATTTATACCAATGGCGATATCAGGGTTGGCAGTACGCCAGCTTCAACGCTGCCGGGTTTCAGCAGCATCCATTACCCGCCAGGAGCGGACGTTTCCGGCGATGAGCGCAGTGAAAACTGGGTCAACAGTACGGAGGTCGGCGGGACATCATCCGGTACCGGACTGGATATGGCCCAGACGTCGCCGGACGCAGACGACATTATCGCAGACAGCATGACCGTCTCCGGATCGAGCGTGACGTTTACCGGGCTGGATACGGATGATAATGACGAGAACGATATCGCGCTGCCGCCCAGCTGGGTCGCTGGCGCCGTGGTCGAACTGAAAGCCCCGGCGAACTACCAGATCACCACGGCGGCCGGATACAGTGTTATCGCCAGCCCGCTGCTGACGGAGATCGCGCCGGTAGTAGGTATGCCGGTGACGCTGGGGTTTAACTCTGTCGATTACGATCTGTTTATCGCGTCATATACCCCCGGTCAGGCTGCAGTGCCCGGCACCGGGGGGAGTGCGGCAAAACTCCAGGCCAGTGCGGCCCCGACCACCTACGATTTTTCGACCAGCTCCAGCACGTTCACGATCACCTGGCAGGGGGTTACCTACCCGGTGTCGCTGGTGGCTAACTACGTCTCGATGTCGGGACTGCTGGCGGCCATCACCGAGGGACTCACTGGCTCCGGCCTGGTTGCGCAGGACAACGGCGGCACCGTACTGATAACCGAGGCGGCCAGTCCGTTCGCGGGTGGGGCGATCACGTCCTCTTCGCTGCCTGCAGCTGTTTTCGGTGATGCTCCGGTTTACACCTCCGGCACGGCATCAACCGGCGGCAGCCCGGCGGTAACGGCGAATGTGACGCTTACATATAACAGCGCCACGGGAACAGCCTTTTCCGGCATGCCGGAGGGGGTGCAACGGCTTTCACTTGCTCACCGCGGGAATGAGTACCGCATTGTCTCGACCGACGGCACAACGGCGACGGTGGCGCGCCTGGTTAATGGTGCCGTTGATGAGTCATGGCCGGGATTCACCGCCCGGACGATGATCGACTATGAGGCCACTGGTCTTAACGACACGCTGAGCTGGCTGGGGCCTTTCCTCGTATGCCCTGAGAATGAAGTGGTGGATGCATTCGAGGTGAACTTTTCATACCCTTCCGGTATTTGCGGCTTTGACAGTAAGGGCAAAAAACGGATCCGCCACGTTGAGTGGGAGATTCAGTATCGCGTCTACGGTTCCGGAGCGGGGTGGGTGAGTCACCAGGGAGAGTATGCGCTTAAAAACGTCAACGGGCTGGGATTCACTGAGCGGATCACCCTCAGCTCACCAGGGCTGGTAGAGGTTCGCTGTCGCCGGCGCAATGAGCAGGGCTCAAACAACGCCAGGGATTCGATGTACTGGCAGGCACTGCGCGGGCGACTGCTGACGCGCCCTTCATCCTATCCCGGCGTGTCGCTGATGGCGGTGACCGTTGAGACGGGGGGCAAATTGGCGGCTCAGTCGGACCGCCGCGTAAACGTTGTGGCCACGCGGGCCTATGACTCAGGAACGGCCAGAACCATTTCGGGGGCGCTGCTGCATGTCGGGAACTCGCTGGGACTGGAGATGGATGTCGACACCATCAACGTGCTGGAGTCTGCATACTGGACGCCACGCGGCGAGTATTTCGACTTTGCTACCGGCGACAGTATCTCAGCGCTGGAAATGCTGCAGAAGATAGCCAACGCCGGGAAGTCCCGCTTCCTGTTAAGCGATGGCCTGGCGACGGTCAACCGTGAGGGGATTAAGCCATGGACTGGCGTGATTACTCCGCATGAGATGGTGGAGGAGCTGCAGAGCGGATTTACCGTACCGTCCGACGATGATTTTGATGGCGTCGACGTGACGTACATCAACGGGACTACCTGGGCAGAGGAGACCGTTAAATGCCGGACGCCTGATAATCCCACGCCGGTGAAAGTCGAGAATTACAAACTCGATGGGGTACTGAATCAGGATCACGCCTACCAGAACGGCATGCGTCGCCTGATGAAAGCCCTGCAGCAGCGGGTGACGTTCCAGACCACTACCGAGCTGGACGCGCTGTGCTACAACCTGGGCGATCGCATTGTGCTCACGGATGATATTCCGGGTAACAACACGATTTCCTGTCTGGTGGAGGCGATGACAACGGCTGGCGGTGTAACGACCTTCACCGTTACGGAGCCGCTGGACTGGTCTTTCGAAAATCCCCGCGCGCTGATCCGCTATCAGGATGCCTCTGCATCCGGGCTGATGGTGGCGAGCAGGGTGGGTGATTTTCAGCTGTCAGTCCCGCACCTGAGCGAGTTTGATGATCCCATGCGGGTTGACCTGTCGTCGGCAACCATCGAGCCGATCCGCCTGGTGTTCTGCGGCTCAACGCGCCACGTCTACGACGCCATTGTAGAGGAGATCGCGCCGCAGTCTGACGGCACCTGTCAGATCACCGCAAAAGAATACCTCGAATCGTTCTACCAGTACGACGACGCCACATACCCCGGCGACGCTGCTTAATACCAAAAAAATCCCTTTCAACTTTTCTTTCGCTCAAACCCTCGTTTGAGCGAACGCCTTTTTTGGAGCAAAAAACATGGCCTTTACTCCCCCGCTCGGGAGCACCTCCCCGGAGGTGTTGCTGGATAATGCCACGCGCCTCGATAAACTGGTGAACGGCCCAGAGGCCACCATCCCGGATCGCGCCGGAGAACCATTAGACTCATGGCGACGGCAACAAAAGAAAGTTGACGATACCCTGGTTAATTTCCAGGAGAACGGCGGCGCTATGGGTTTCAGTTCTTTGCAGGAACTGCTGGCCTTTACACCTGATAAAGCCAATGTTCTGGCTGTCGATACCAGTACAGGAGAACAATATTTGTGGAATGGTACCGAGTGGGTACCTTCTGAATACCAGGTCAATAAGCAGATTAAATCGCTTAACGAAATCGTTGAGAAAAGCCACAGCACGAAGTTCTTTCATCGGTGGAAGGACAGGATCGGAACGATTATCGCCGGGTGGAAAAACGATGATGTGGGCGGTGTTTATTTTCTGTCACGGCTGCTGAAGTTCGGCCCGAATGGTTTTTTTGGCGCGGGCATGCAACTGTCAGAAAATGAGATATCGAATAAAACCATCGCATTCAAAAAGGGGCTGGACGGTAAAACCAGAATCTTCGATAAACGCGGCGTGATGCTGGCCTCGATTGAGAACGGCAAACTGCAGATGGCTAAAATGAATATTGAAACCATGCTGCAGTTAGCTGTTAAGTCCGGGAATACTTCTCTGACCATCAGAAAAGATGGCAAGGGGATCAGCGTTTCTGACAAGCGGGGAGTGGTATGTTTCAGGATTGATGAAAGGGGTTACGTTCACGGTAATTTTGTGAATAAAGGCGGGAGCGCCAGCCCGGTTTTGACTGAGGAACAGATTATTCAGCAGCTTGAAACTTCAGCTTTTGCAAAGCAATCAAACCGCTTCAATAAAATTTTCAGTTGCTCTCCAAAGTCCCGTAAAAAAGTAAAAGTCATTCTTGTTTACGGGCAGTCTTTCGCCGCTGGCGCGCAAAGCAATGCAGCGCTCACGACTACGCCGCTTTATGGCAATGTGATGTTGGGTCAGTCGCCTCGTGGATCATTCTTCTCTAACCCTCCGGTAGGGAGTGAGGTATACGGGCCGGTTGGCGGGGAGAATAAATTTTATCCTTTGCATGAAGTATGTCAGGACGTGGACGGAACCATTATCCCGCAAAGTGGATATGGCGAAACGATTTGTTCAACGGTCGGCAATGAGTTCAAGCGCCTGCACAACGAAGCAATGGGCGTCGCCAATGATGATGACATGGTTGTTTGTGTAGGTAGTTGCGGTGTATCCGGGCGGTCGATTGCGCAGCTACAGAAAGGAGCATCCCCGGAGCTTTACAACAGAGTTGAAACCTTTCTTGCAGGCGTCGCGGAGGCCTGTGCAGCTGATGGGGTCGAGTTTGAGGTTATCGGGATCATTTACCTGCAGGGAGAAAATGATAATTCCGCCAGCACCACTTACTATGCCGCCCAGTCACAGACTATGCGGCAGAACCTTATCAATTCCTGTAAGGCGGCATCCGGGCAGACCTTCGCTCCAATTTATTTGATTAACCAGATTGGTAACACCTATATCAACACAATGGGCGTACCACAGGCGCAGAACAGACTGCCGGAGCAGGCCGACAAAACCATTCTGGTTGGTTCGTATCAGGGACTGCCTAATCCCGGCGCACATCTCTGCTCGAACTCATACCGCAAGCTGGGTTGCCTCTTCGCGCGGGAACTATGGCGCTATTACTCTGGTAATGGTGATTTCACTTTTCGGATACTGAAAGCTGTTCACCGTGAGGACAAAGTTTATTTGTCTCTAACGCCACGGGTAGCGCCACTGAAGTTTTCAGCTGTATACGATAAATGGACAGAGACACTCCACGCAGATAAAGGGATAACGCTCTCAGATGGTGCCGGGACATTTTCCCCGGAAGATTTTATCGTTGACATAGTTTCTGACCGTGTGATCCGCATTAAGGCCAGTCGTGCCTTAACCGGAGCAGTGACTGTATCGCTGGGGGATAAAAGCCATAACGGGACTCATAATATTAGCGACTCGTCCAATGAAGTTGGCGGACTTAACTGGGTATACGGAATAAACGGTCAGTATACTCAGGAAAATATACCTTCTCTCGTTAATAAACCTTACGCGCTCAATAATTTTGCCGCCATTCAACAAATTCAGTCAGAGGAAATTAAATATGTCTCTTGATTTAGTTATGGGTGATTCTGTTTTTGCATCCGGGATAGGTATTGATGTTCCTGTATCAAAAAACCTGCTCTCTTTTGGTCTTGGGGGCGATCTTTTTGGTGTGAATCTTGTCGAAGATGGTGTGCAACCGATAATTGTCGGTGCACCAGCCAGGCTGGACGCATACTCAACTCTGCTTGGTCCGGGAGGGTATCTTGATCTGAATATTAAGGAGTCGGAAAACTTCACTTACTTTGCAGTGTTTAAACTGTGGAATTCGGGCGGGGGCGGAAATACTCAGCTTATAGGCACATTCCAGAGTTATGCAGCAGATGGCACTACCGCAGTGGTGGGATCGGGGATTGTTCTTGAGGCTCAGGGATACCGTGATGTTATCTGTTCAACGTATGACGGCGGCACTGGTTCATCGTCTGCAAACAACGTGATAATAACGGATGTTTCTGATCTGGCGACAACAGAAGCTACAGCCTCCTGGCGCTGTCTTGTTGGCTGCTATGACGGAACAGGCATTAACGGTACACCGCGACTCAAACGAATTATGGATAAAACGTCAGGAAAATCCGGTTCCTCGTTAACGCCGACGGGTGTGGTTCGTGATATGCGTGGGACATCTACTATCAGGGTAGGGAATACTGGCCCTCGGGTTACTCAAACGAAATCGCTCGCATTTATGGGGTATGCTTGTTACGACCGCCAGTTAACTAACGCAGAAATGGATCTGATGTATAGCCGGTTTAAAGATATTGGTGAAGTTCAGGGAATGTCACTGTAATAAAAACCCCCGGATCAACCCGGGGGTTACTTTACTGCTCAGCCAGAGATAAATATTACGGCAGAGCCGATAGACTGTCAGCTAACCAACCAGTTTTTGAAGTGCAGTAAGTCGGTCTGTTACCAGTGAGGAGATACGCACAGGCCCCGCGTCTGCATTGAGATGAATGCGAGAGGGATTGGTATCACCTTCCGTCATCAGGAAGTTGCTGCTGTTAAACTTCGTCCATCCGCAATCGGCGTTCAGGTCAATTAATGGGAAACCGTATCGCAATGCCACGGCGCGAATCGCTGCAGCATAGTCTGAAACCCGCCCATACTGATTCGTCTCCCCATCAACCCACGCCCCCGTCCTTCCTGAGTCATAGTCGCCATTGAACGGCGTGGCCCACAGGATAGGTTTTGTTGGGGCTCGCGCCCGCAATTTCTGAGCGATGATGTTCAGCGCGCCGTAAACGGTGGTGTTCACCGTGTCGGAGATACTTCCAATCGGAATATTTTGCGCCCAGTCGTTTGTTGCCCACGGACCGCAAATCCACGCTGCCGCCGATGTATCCAGAGCATTAATTCGCACATCGTCGCACATGCTGATTTGCGTTGATGAGCTATCCGGTTTGGCTATTTTCGAACCACCGATACCATGATTCAGGAATGAACACCCCAGCGCTTCCGCGACAAGGGGTTGCCATTTGTTATAGGCAACGTTGCTGTCACCCATCACATCGATGATTTTTCCAGACCACGGACTCACCGCACTTCCCCCGCCGGGTACGACTACATATTTTTTGGCAATAATGGGCACTGCTATACGGGTGGTGATCCCGATTTTGGCGGTGCCGGAAGGAGGTGTTAGCTCGTAATCGGTATAGTCCACCGATTCTGTAGTACCGTTCCCTTCGGTGCCGATAACCGTCCCGGCGCTGTTCATATACACCGCGAGTGAAACTCCACTGCCGTTAACCCTTGCTGTGACTTTCCAGCGGTCTCCTGCTGTGTAATTAAAAATTGCACAGTCAAATGCAGCATTTACCACCACACTGCCATCAGCACGGTTTATATATGCTCCTGAGGTAATCGTTACGTCCTGTTTAATAAAATCATATACAAGAGAGTCCTCTATTGTCTGTACCCTGACATCCAGAGAATCGATCGATGCCAGTACTGTGGCCGTCTCAACGACAGCAAGTTTTTTAACAGCAATTTCCGCAGAATTACGACCGGTTATACCGATCTGTGTAGTCCCGGCAGGAACGTTCAGACGATAATTTGTATACTGCTGCGGGGTTGCCGTGCCCCGCCCTTCAACACCCAATACCATCCCGGCGCTGTTCAAGTACACAGCCAGAGCAGTCGCCGATCCTGTCACAAGGGCTGTCACCAGCCAGCCATCCCCGTCGGAATGCGGAATGATTGCGCAGTTCAGCGCAGAGTTATCAGTGATGGCCCCTGTAGTTGGATTGATAAATTTCCCGACTTGCCAGGCAGCTGCATAAGCATAACCAACAGAAATAGCCCCCTGCAGCGCATCGACGCGTGATGTTAACCCCGAAATACCGGATGATATGACGGCTGACAGATAGGTTTTATCCGGCGTGGCGCGAACAAACTCAGGCTGAATAGCCCCTAACGCAGCAGCATAAGCACCGACCTTAAAGATCCCTGCCGAAGTATTTTCAACCCGGATCCTGACGTAGGATGCGCCGGATGGAATGACATCTGTGATAACCGGAGTATTTATACCGGCGGCCAGAGCAAGCTGTGATTTAGACGAAATAACAGCGCCCGCGGTGGACATCCAGAAAATATGGAACTTAGCACCGGCATCCTGGAACCACGCCAGCACGGAAAAGGTTAACTTATCACCAACCCTTACAGGCAGGCGGGCAAGGTCATAATATTTATCTGCAGACCATACGCCGGAATACTGTGCCACTGGAGTCGGTAACGGAATATTGGCATCAGTAGTGCTGAAAGTGACCACTGCTCCGCGATACCAGTCCCACGCACCGAATTTAGGATCATTTGCTGAATATTCATTCAGAGCATCAAACAGAATGTTCGCCCCGCGTAGCGAAGAATAAGATGGCATTTTCCGCCCGGTAGGCTGCAGCGTACCGGCGTTATTGATCACTTCTACAGCTAAAGCGCTGTCATCCGGGCTACGGTAATACGTGGTCGACCCCACCGGAATATACACAATATCCGCCTGCGCTGCCGCCAGCGTCTGATACTGCTTACTGAGCGGGATCAGGTTCTGCCTGATCTCATCGTTTTTCGCCATCATCTGGCGCCAGGTATCGAGCGGTTCACCGCCGCGGTCGTTAACCGTTCCGGCCGGACCGTTAACCAGCTTATCCAGGCGCTCGGCGTTATCGAGCAACACAGCGGGAGACGTGCTCCCCAGCTCCGGGTTAAAGGCCATGTTTTTTGCTCCAAAAAATAGCGTTCGCGCAAACGAGGGTTTGAGCGAAAGCGCGGGGCTTTTTACAATCAGCTATTTCAACGGGTTACAACATGCTGATTGGCTATGCACGGGTCTCTACAGGGGATCAAAACCTCGATTTACAGAAAAACGCGCTGATCCGCGCAGAATGTGAGCTGGTTTTCGAGGATATGGCCAGCGGGAAGAATGCCCGGCGTCCAGGGTTAAAGCGAGCGCTGCGGCGGCTCCGCCCGGGTGATGTGCTGGTGGTCTGGAAACTGGACCGGCTGGGCCGCAGCGTGCGCGATCTGATTACGCTCGTGTCGGAGCTGCAGGCGCGCGGGGTGAATTTCCGCAGCCTGACCGACTCGATTGACACTTCGACGCCAGCAGGCCGCTTTTTCTTCCACGTCATGAGCGCCCTGGCGGAGATGGAGCGCGAGCTGATAGTGGAGCGTACCCGCGCCGGGTTAGCCGCAGCGAGGGAGCAGGGGAGAGTAGGCGGCCGCCGCCGGGTAATGACCACTGAGGTTGTGGAGCGATGCCGCAGGATGTTGGGTACGGGCGCTACCCGGCAACAGATCGCAGATGTGATAGGGGTGGGGGTGAAGACGATCTACAAATACTTTCCTGCTGCCGTCCGCGATCAAGGATTCCTGCCCTTCCCGTGATATGTAACATTTGAGATAATAAGTACTTTCAGTTTTGAAAACAGTTTGGTTTGTTCGTGAACGGTAAGAAAACAATAAGTTTTGAACAATTTTTAACTATTAACAGCAATCTTGTTTCCATCTCAGATACATGGGCAGACTTGTGGGCGTTAATTTTTCACACAGGTTTAAGCGCTGGAAGGCTGCTGAGTATTCGATATGATGATATTGATGATGGCTTGATACTGATACGAAAACAGGGTCACCTGAAGGAGCTACGTGTTGAATCAACCCCTCCAGTGGAGGGGATCATTGCTCGTAGAAGAGAACGCTATCCAGAAGATGTTTTTTTATTTCAGAGCCATTCTAACCGTGTGAAGTACCAACGCCGGCCGGTCACTATAATTGCTTTCAACGCCGCTTTACGTCGCGCCGCTAGATCATTACCAGACGTTAACGTAAGCAGTAGTAGCGCGAGAAACATACCGGACTAACCGCCTGTCCAGTCGCGTGTGGCCGATGTGACAGGCGTGGGGGTGAAGACTATTTACAAATATTTGCCAGTACAATACGGCGATAAAAAATCCCCCTGAGCAGGCACACTCAAGGGGAAAATACTACATAACATCATTGCTGTGTGCGTCTTTGCGCTCGTCTATCTTCCAGGAATATGCCTAAAGCTTCCAGATATTTCTGGTCCGAGCTGTTACATCATGGAGTAGGTGCCGATGTGATAGGTTAAGAGCGAAGATGATCTGTAAGTACCTTCCGACGTCGAGGAGCAAGGACCACGAATTTGGGTCTATACCATCCCAATTCATACATTCTTTCTAAGTCTATGAAATATTGAGCAGAGTATTCTGTTCGAAATGAACCATATGGAATAGCCAAAGGCTAAAATGCCCAGCGTAAAAACAACAATCAGCAAGTCCGTCTGTGACATCTTATATCCATTTTGCAGTAGCAGGTTTTGAGAAAAGATAGTTCATAGCTGGCACATAGACAACATAATCACTAAGTGAAACCAATATCAGGGGCTCAAAGGTGACTGGTTTCCCCCCTCTGTGCTCCTGATTGATAGTTGAAACCTCTATTGATCAGATTAGTGAATGAAACTACTGTATATAAAAACAGTATTTTGTGAGCGAGTTATTATGCAGTTCTACACGCCCGTTGAGTTACGCCAGATCATGCTGCTCCCGTTGTACAGTGACCTTGTGCAGTGCGGCTTTCCTAGTCCAGCGCAGGATTATGTTGAGCAGCGTATCGACCTGAACGAGCTGCTGGTTAACCACCCCAGCGCGACGTATTTTGTCAAAGCTGCCGGTGATAGCATGAAAGATGCGGGCATTGGTGAGGGGGATCTTCTGGTCGTGGATAGTTCAAGGACCGCAGTCCATGGTGATATTGTCATTGCCGCTGTAGATGGGGAATTCACGGTTAAGAAGCTGCAGTTGCAACCGCGGGTTCAGCTTAACCCAATGAATAGCGCGTATTCCCCAATAGTCGTCGGTAGCGAGGATACTCTCGATGTGTTCGGCGTCGTAACTTACATCATCAAATCGGCTGGCTGAGATGTTTGCACTTTGCGATGTGAACTCATTTTACGCATCGTGCGAGACCGTATTTCGTCCTGACCTGAAAGGGCGTCCGGTGGTCGTTCTGTCAAACAACGACGGCTGTGTGATCGCCCGCTCGCCAGAGGCGAAGCCCTTCGTCAAAATGGGTGAGCCTTATTTCAAGCAAAAGGACATGTTTCGCCGGCACGGTATTATCGCGTTTAGCAGTAACTATGAGCTCTATGCCGATATGTCCAACCGAGTGATGACAACGCTGGAGGAACTCTCTCCACGCTGCGAAATTTACAGTATTGATGAGGCATTTTGCGATCTTACTGGTGTTCGTAACTGTCGCGACCTTACCGACTTTGGCAGGGAAATTCGCGAGACGGTTCTGCGCAGGACGCACCTCAAGGTCGGTGTCGGCATAGCCCAGACTAAAACCCTGGCAAAGTTGGCCAATCACGCGGCGAAACAGTGGCAGCGGCAGACCGGAGGAGTGGTGGATCTGTCTAATCTGGAAAGACAGAGGAAGTTGATGGCTTTGCTTCCGGTGGATGAGGTCTGGGGCGTCGGGCGCCGCATCAGTAAAAAACTGGAGGCCATGGGGATTAAAACTGTGCTGCAGCTGGCGGATACCGATATCCGTTTTATCCGAAAACATTTTAATGTTGTGTTGGAAAGAACCGTGCGGGAATTGCGCGGGGAGCCTTGCCTTGGTCTGGAGGAGTTCGCGCCGGTAAAGCAGGAGATTGTCTGTAGTCGCAGCTTTGGGCAGCGGATTTCCACCTACGAAGAGATGCGCCAGGCGATATGTTTATACGCATCCCGTGCCGCGGAGAAGCTCCGTGGCGAGCATCAGTATTGCCGGTTTATCTCTGCTTTTGTCAAAACCAGTCCCTTTGCGCTGAACGAGCCGTATTACGGTAACAATGCATCAGTAAAGCTGCTTACACCGACCCAGGATAGCCGGGACATCATCACCGCGGCGACAAAATGTCTTGATGCCATCTGGAAAGATGGGTATAGATATCAGAAAGCAGGGGTGATGCTTGGGGATTTCTACAGTCAGGGCGTAGCGCAGCTAAATCTGTTCGATGACAATGCACCACGGCAGAACAGCGCGAAGCTGATGGAAGTTCTCGACCATCTCAATGCGAAAGACGGAAGAGGAACTCTGTATTTTGCAGGGCAGGGGATCCAGACTGCCTGGCAGATGAAACGAGAAATGCTATCCCCGCGCTATACTACGAGGTTCTGTGACCTGCTCAAAGTTAGATGATTCGGCCATTAACAGTGGTGGTTATGCTGCTACTACAGTCCGCTTAGAGCGATAAGCGGACTTTGGAAGTGATCTTAATCACAGTAGTCAAAGAATGACTAGTTAAGTACTGCGGGGATTCCTTCTTTTATTCTACCGTTTGGTATAAATTGGTCGAGTCAACTATATAGAGTATTTAATCGAGACGCTAATAGGTTCACAATCTTTACAGAACAAGCTCTCGCTTGATGATTTTAAGGGGCACAGCCCACATGAATTTGACAAGCGCTAATACGAATCTGAATTTATTTAAAGAGAAAAGTATGGAAGGCAAGGAAATATACGAGCATGAGTTTTCAGGTTTGTTAACTAAATTTGAAGAGGTTTGTACTTGGTTCGATAGTTTGGGCTTTAGGTTTGCAGTAACAAGATATGGGGTATACCACAAAAACCTTCAAAAATTGAAAGCACTATCAAATGGAGAAAAAATTTTCAAAGATATACCCGATGAAAATTTAGTTGCCTTTATGAAGGAGATGATGAATTCTCACGTGGAAGCTAATGAAATCATAAGGGTTTACAATGATCTTAAAGGGCTTGATATCCAGGAATATCTCGATCAAATAAAGAAGGTTATCACTGGTCAAGAATTTCGTGCTACTTCTGAGAACGATCCTGCAAGAGACTTTCTGTTTGAGTTGTCAATGGCTGCAAGATTCCTGCGTGGAGGGTATAAAATATCTCTTAAAAGCATTTGTGATATCGAAGTGAAACTCTCTGACGGCAGAATTCTTTTTGTAGAATGCAAACGAGTTAAGTCGTTAAAAAAACTATCTAAAAACATAAAAGTTGCAAACCAGCAGATCGTGCGCAGGATAAAGGATAGCTCATCACTTAAAAATCTAGGCATGGTGGCCGTTAATGTTACTGATTTGCTTCCTAAAGTGTCTCTCATTAATTCTGAAGATGCGAGAATGGCAATAAATGAACATCGTGAGTTGTCACGAAATTTTATCTTGAGAAATTTAGAAGATTTTATGGCAGGGGAAAATAAAAAATGTATAGGTGTTTTATGTGAAAGTTCTTTGTCCAAGCTTATTCCAGGAGGTTTGATTTATTCCCGGCATATTAATAACATCCCCTATGAAAGTGATGATTTATTTGAGAGATTAATGCCTCAACTCAGCAATCAGGATATTGCTTAGGGGGGGGCAGAGGCTTAGCGATATTCCTGTGAGTCAGAGTTGTCTCCGGAACTGTTTAACGGTAAAAATGATAATCGAGTTATTAGGAAGAGCATGTGCGTATTTAAAGCTACTTTCAGAACTTAACTCAGTAATGTCCGCTCCTGGCATATTGTGGACATTACGTATTTATAGGGGGTCGATAGCCTCAATTAATTCTGGCCCCTGATTTTTCGCATTACCCACGGTGCGCGTAACGGCGTGCCAGATAAACTTGTCGGCGGGCACTGCTCCGTCGGCGGCTATCTCTTCAGCTTCCTTCCCGCCTATATCCTTGCGCATCCATTCGCGTGCTGCTGCCGGCGTCAGGACCAGCGGACGGCGGTCGTGAATATCGACCAACCCCTGATCGGCCGCAGCGGTCACTATCAAAAAACCTTCGGCTTCGTCACCGCGCTCGAAAGGGACACTGCCGATCGCCGCCATAAAGATTGGCTGGCCATCGGCACGATGAATGAAATAGGGCTGCTTCTTGTCTCCTTCTCGCTTGTCGAGTAGGGTGCCGAAGTTACCTCCGACACCCCCTCTAAGAACCGTGCGTGAGAGTTTCCAGCTCACACGGCTCAAGCCTTATCAAACACCACTATGAAATGATGCAGCAGGTGCAGTCAGTCGCGAAGATCTGGCTCGGGCATAATCTGCCCAATTCGTGTCATAGGGATTAAGTGCTGAGGCAACAAGTCTGTGACGGACAATTTTGATGCTTTGAGCGTTAATTAATCTCAAAGTCATAATTTGTCCCGTGACAGTATCCCGATATAGACCGCTGAAAACCCAGTCTCGGGATTTCACCTGAGCGAAGTATTTCTTTTTAATCCATCTGAGCCCTTTACGGGGATGTCTGGCCTTGGCCCACCTCCGGATAATTTCAAAGATCAGGTGATCCACATAAGTGAATACCCGCTTGGAAACAACATGACGATGGTAGTTGGCCCATCCCCTGATCACAGGGTTTAGCCTCGTGATCAATGACGCAACAGGTTGAGCTATCATTTGATTAGCAATTGCTTTGACCTTCGAGATCAACGTGTTGATGCTTTTTCTGGACGGTTTAATGAGAAGTTTTCCGTTAGGATAACGTCTTATGTTCTGGCCGAGAAAATCGAAACCTTCAGAGACATGGGTAACCCGGGTCTTTGCTTTAGAAAGCTCCAGCCCACGTTCTGCAAGGAATGCTTCGACGAGAGGTATGACTTTATTAATCGTGTCCCGGCTGTCACCGGTAATAATAAAGTCATCGGCATAACGGATCAGATGCACTTTGGCTGCTTTTCCCGCCCCTGAACCTTTTCCCTGCCGTGGATATTGCGTCCTCAGCAGGTGTTCCAGTCCATCCAGCGTCAGGTTTGCCAGCACGGGTGAAATGATCCCTCCCTGAGGAGTGCCTGCAATTGTTGAGTGATAAACCTGTTTTTCCATAAAGCCTGACTTTAACCATTTACCGAGAACTGTTTTGTTCATTGGAACGTGGTCAATGAGCCACTGGTGGTCGATATTATCGAAACAGCCTTTAATATCACCTTCAAGAACCCATTCCGGGCTGCTTTTTCGAGCGAGATTAGTAAAGCATCTCTCGATCGCATCAGCGCACCGTCGCATGTTCCTGAATCCATAGGAACCGCCATCTGCTGTAGTTTCCGCGACAGGATCAAGCGCCAGCAGAAATAGTGCCTGCATAGCCCGATCCTTAATCGTAGGGATCCCAAGCGGACGTCGCTTACCATTAGCTTTAGGAATGTATATTCTTTTGAGCGGAGCAGGCGAGTAGCCCCTTGATTTGAGGGATTGAGCCCCAGCAAATCTTTTCGCTGGAGAGTCCCAGATGATACCGTCAACGCCAGCGGTATTTCTGCCTTTGTTGCTGGTCACTCTGCGAGCCGCCAGAAATTTACCGCTCATCGAACGCGTCAGCAGATAACTCAGGACACGAACTTTATTCCAGCGATTTTCCTGCACTGCCTTCACGATACGCGCCTGTAGCCGACTGACATTTGCCTCAATGTTCAACCAGTTAATGGCATCCCATTGCTGACCTTTGCCCGAGGCTGCACCAGCTTTCGCCATCATCTGCTTTTCCTCGCACGTCGTTAATCAGGTTATCTCGTGACGTAAGACCACGGGGAAGTCTGCCCGCTTTCGCGCCGGGTAATCTTTCAATCCGTATCCTGTTCATTACAAACAGGCATTCGCTTTTTCCCCGATCCTCTACCCACATAGCTATCACTTCACCTTGCGGTGAAGCTTCCTTAATAAGGAGCTATTTGGGCTTACCATGTTCCGCATAAATGACAAGAATGGTTTAGGTTCCTCTTACGCTACCGGCGGTCACTTTGCCCATGGCGGATGAGAATGGGACATCCGCTCCGACCGCAATCGAGCCCTGTCAGCATCTTTGGGCCCTTCATGGTTGACGATAGTAAACGAGGTTCGCATATGCTAACCATGCCACTCACCCTAGCTCCGACCCGCGTTGATGCTCGCAGGCATGCCGTTTTCTCACGATTCTGGCACTTACCAAATGGTAAAGGCTACATTGTCCGAGGGCTTTTGGACGGCCTGTTACCAGTCCGCCCTACCTCGTAGGGTACTGCCGATGGGACGGCAGGTTCGGTAATAATATATATTCCGAACAATCACTTATGCGACTTCACGTCGCACCCATTCAAACCAGCCATCGGCAAAGCAGATCGCCCGGCCATGTTGCCATAGAGGCTTGAACATTCTGCTTGTCGCCGCGGTTTCTACGCGAGCGTTAATGAGCGCTGGCTTATCCCACCACCCGGGTGCGTAACCCCAGTGAACCGGATCGAGGTGCAGCTGTTCGTCTCGTTCGCTCAGGAGCAAAACTTTAGTCCCCGGCGCCACGTTGTAACGCCCAATCGGCTCAGGGTCGTATGCGATGTCGCGCTTTGCTTCATCCGCCAGGTATGCCAAATATTCTTCACGGGTTTGTGATTGAGCAAAGCGTCCGCACAT